CGATCTGCATTCAATACCAAAATTAAGAACAAACCTGTTGAAGACGTAAATGATTTCATAATAAATCAATTCGAAAATCAACATGCAAGAGGACAAAAAGGTTTTGGAATCATTAGAATTAATGAAAAACAAAACATAGAAATAGATAGATCCTGTGAAACAACTAAATTTCTATTAGATTTATATCTAAAGAAATCAAAAATGATAATAGCACATCATAGAACACCAACTTCCACAGAGAATCTACTAGGACAAACTCATCCAATGAGCATTTCCAATGATATATTGGAATTTGATTATGAAATAATTCATAATGGAATGATCTCAAACACAGACGATCTCTACAAAAAACACAAAGAATTAGGATTCACTTACAAAACAGAAATGTTTGAATATGGATATGGAGATTCTATAAGAACAAAATGGAATGATTCAGAATCTATAGCGGTTGAATTAGCATTATTCATAGAAAAGAAAACATCAGCAATAGGAACTGATAATAATGCAGCATTCATTGTACTTCAATTAAACAAAAAAACACACAAAGCAGTTAAAGTATTCTTCGGAAGAAACGGAATAACATCCGCTTTAACAATGTTTAAAGTAAAAGGAAGTTTGAGAATCTCAAGTGAAGGAGAAGGAGATGAAGTAGAAGAAAATCAACTATATTCTTTCGATATCAAAGACAAAAAAATGCAATTGCATAAAAGAAAAATAGAATTCAAGAAAAAGGAAATTCCAGCAATTGAAGATAAAGAAGAAAAAACAACAACAGATTCCAATTCATTAACAAAAAATCTCATAGTAACAAACGGAAATCAAACAAAGACAAAAGATGAAGAAATCACCGTTAAAGTATTAAGAGAATGGGTAGATAGAGACAATGACGATCCAACTGAAGAGGCACCAATCTCTTCTAATGAAATAGGAAAAGGATATGTTCAAGAATTAAGCGCATCTTTCAAAGACAAAATAAAAGTTGAAGATTCAAATGCAATAACTCACATAATTGATGATTCGCTAGACGAAGAAGTTGGAAAAATCACAGATATATTAAGTGATTATAAAACAGCATTAATTAATGAAAAATTTGAAGATAGAGATATCTTCTTCTATTCATCGCAAATCTTCAGAATAGTTAAAGCAATGAAAGAAATCACAGACATAGCAGATCAAGATTACGGAGAAAAATTAGATCTAGAAGAAGAATTAGAAGATTACAACGGAAGCAACCCTGTAGGATATTTAAGTGAAGATTGGGACGGAAGAACATATGAAGAAAGAGAAAAAAACAAAAAACAAATGGGATTCCTTAACGAATAAAACATATGAAATATCCAACCAAAGAACAAATTCTTGAAAAAGATCCAGCAATAAGGCAATTTACGATTGAAGTAGTTTTAAGTTGGAAAAAAGAATTCTTCAAAGATTGGAAGAATACACCAAATGAAGTAAAATTAGAAAGATTAAAATATTTAATATTAGGTATCCTAGCAATCGCATATTCAAATAAGCCATGGCTTAATATACGAGAAGGAAATAGCTATTATTATTTGCCAACAACTTATGAAATCTATCAAGATAAAAATAAGCCGAGCATCATCTCAGCACTTCATGAATTATCACATCATCTTTACGGTCCATCCGAATTAAAAGCATGTAGATGGTCGATCTATATATTTAGAACATGCTTTCCTGAAATGTACAAAAAACTTCAATGGAAAAATCATTTACTAATTAAAAAGTAAAAAGAATGAAAAGAGATAAGCCAACCTAAAAATGCCACAAATCACAATACCATTAGGTAGTGAAATAAGAGAATCTAAGAAGGATAATATAAAGATTAAGGTTCCTGGAACAAACTTCTCAGTCATAGGTGAAAAAACAGAGAATCTATGGAATATATATCTAATAGACCCACAAACAAAAAGACAGATGACGATTAAAGCAGAAGTAACAACTAGAGCTTTCGCAACTATCTCAAGTCTAATCTTAAAAACTCCACTACCATTCGAGAGAAAGAGAAAAAACAACGTTATATTAGTAAAAAGATTTATAAAGAAAATAATAAAAAACCAATAAAATGGACAAAACAGCAAAAATAACCTTAACAGGTAAAGTAGAAAAGTTTAAATTAATAGCAAGAGATGCACTAAGAATGAATCTCATAACACCAAGACTATCAGCAGTCTCAAGACTTGAAAAATCAGTCGCAGATGTCGCAAAAGCTACAGCTGAAGTCAATCATGAAATAGAAGTATTAAATTACGATATTTCAAAGCTTGATGTTAACCATCCAGATTATGCAGACAAGAAATCAGGAAAAGAAGATAGAGTTAAAAGTCTATCAGAACTTCTAACTGATAACGCAAAAGAAACTGCAGATCTTACAAAAGAAATTGCAAATGAAAAAGATGGAATTGCAAAAATTGAAGCAGGAGAAACTAAAGTATCTCTAGATGAACTTAATGCTCTAGTAGCAAAGTTGATCGAAGCAGATGCATTATCGCAAGTTAATGGATAAATAGAAGAAAGGTAGTTAGGTATAAAACCCTAACTGCCTTTTTTTAACGCAATTTCCCTAAGCTGCAAAAATCAAACATGCGCCGTGCTGGTACTTACAGATAGAATTTTTTCTTTCCAACAATAAGCACTAGCATTCCATGGCTTTAACCCCTCTTTTTTTATAAGGTAAAACCCATATTCCAAACTATCCCATTCATCATGAATATCTAGGCCCATTTTTTTCATAACTGCCTCATGCCAAAAATCATTAATTTGGAGAGGCCCCCAATCTTTTGACCAAACATATTTAATTGTAGTTGTTGAACCGTCTTTATTTGTAACCGTTTTATAAGAATAGTTGTTATTAACTGCTTCCTTATACATTTTACTCTCACATCCTATTATTTTTTTAACTGTTGAACTTGATACTTCATATTTTGCTGATAATCTATTTACTTCACTTTCTAATGTTTTCTCTTCTATTTTAACTGTCTTAACTGACGCTGACGTTGAGTAAAACCCGAAGAACAGGGCTAAAAACAACGTGATAACTAATAAACAAATTTTTAGTATATTCACTATTAAGGTGGTGGTCGTTCATACTGATTCTCTCTATAAAACTATGCCAACATTCCCGACGACTAATCGGGGTTTATAGATGTGCCTTTTCTGTAAACTGACAATTTCAAAGAACCCCATAATGATACTACGGTTAGGCTAAAAAACAAGGCGAAATTGTCAACATAAGGTCTGTGAAAGAATTGCACTTTCTGAGGATACTTCTTCGATTTTTTAACCGAATAGAGCTTTCGCCAGTATAATCGCTATTTCAGACCTGTCTCCAAAACATTTCCCTCGCGGGTACATAAATTATACACCCTCTTAGGAAAGAAAGATATGAGATGAAGACGTTTTTTCTTTTCTTTTATGATCTATAAGGAAAAAAGCCTGTTTTGGCTTCTCATAATCAGCTTTAATCGAAATTGCAAAGGAATTAAACCCTATAACGCTTCCATTACAAATAAAGTTTCCTCCATCTCTAAGTTGATGAAAATGACCAAAAACATCAAGATCCGCGTGTTGAACTTTATTCCATTGAGCAATAGCTTTATTTACCGAGATATATATACCTGACATACCTCCATTATATTTCATAAAATGACCATGGTGAAAACGAATTGTCAATCCCCCTACATCAATATAAGAGTGATAACTTGTAGGAATTATAAACTTTACACGAGGATTATCTTTAAAAGCATTTGCTAAGACGTGATATAAAACATATTCATAAGAATGGCCTGCTTCTGTAGATGGTCGTATCTTCTGGGTATCTCTGGCATGATTTCCAGAATGACAAGGCAAAACGATATTAACATCTGTATTATCTAACAAATAATTGATTCCTGCCTCTAAAACACCCTTTACTTCGAGCATTTCTTCGATTGGCGACATGGAATTGTTCTCAAGCGACTCTTCTCTCAAATGACCATTTATCATATCTCCTAGCATCGCTAGAACAAGATTGTTGATTTGGCTGTGATGTTTGTAAATTATGATGAGTTTCGCGAGATTTTTGAAGAAAAACTCTAATCTTGTCTTCGCGATCTTAGGATTGTATTCATTTTTACCATTAACATTGTCAGATTTCACAGTTTCCGCATAATGTATGTCAGAAAGTACCGCAACTGCCGTGACCTCCCCGCTAGGATCAGATTTTATTGATTTAATCGTATAAGTATTCGCTGTTCCTACTATTTTAAATGCTTCAATAATAGCTTCAGCATCTGCAAGTTTACTACAAACCAAGTCATATTTCTTTTGAGTATGCTTTCCTTCATTCTCTAAGTTGCCCAAAACAACATCTCTTTCTATCTCCTTTTCAGGCGAAAGGTGTTTATTTTGGGCATTTTTGCGCACAGGAGGAAGATGGAGGGTATTTCTTCCCATTTTTCTGACAGCGTCTGCCGTTTGACCTGTCATTTTTCCTATATCTTTATAGGATTTTTTCCCCCAATATCTTTTTATTGTTGATGTAATCATATTAATTTATTAAAAAAACAGCAAAGTTTTCTACTTTGCTGTTTTTTGCTCCAAAAATGCTTTTAATATCATTGAATAATTTGCAATATCATCAAGGGTATCCCCAATTTTTTCGTCAAGAACTCTGGCATCATCATCCAATAAAGTTGCTAATCTAGATATCTTATCGCACATTCTAACCACAATCCCTTTTTCTACAGAACAAATTCCTAAAAATTCAACTAATTCAAATGCCCTAAAAGCACTATCCTTTTTGTCTCCTGTATAATCCTTATTTTTTCTTTCCATCAAAGCAATATTATTTGCATAATACTCTTTTATTTTCTTTAAAAATGTTTTTTTATTCATATCATAATTTTAATTATCTTTACGACCTTTATTTAGTTGGTGCGTGTTGATCAGGGAATTGTGTATCGCCGTATGGCTTTACTTCTTCCTCTTTTACTTCAACTTTTGTTTCCTCTTTTGTCTCTTCCACAACTTCGGTTGTAGGTACTTCTACTGCAGGTTTTTGTTCTACTGCTGGTGTCGGAGCTGGAGTATTATCTAATCCTCCAACGCTCAAAAATTCTTCTGTCATCTTTTTTAAAAATTAAAACTAATAAATTAAATAATAGCTATTACGTCAGATTCATTTACTAACAAATAACTTTTTCCTTCCAATTGTATCATAGTACCATACTGAAAAATTATGTTATCTCCAACTTTAACTTCCATGGACTGGATAATTCCATTATCCATCATTCTTCCATTTCCAGCATAGACAACTTTACCTTTAGAAAAATCACTTTGATCTGTTGTTTTTGAAATAACTAAACCACTTGCTGTCTTCTCTATCGCTTTGTCTGATTCCACTATAACTCTTGCTCCTAATATTTTTATCATATTTTTATTTGTTATTTAACTGATAATCAACTGTCTTCTTTAAAGACTTTTCAAAATCTACTTTGGGTTTCCATCCAAGTTCGGCCAACTTAGACCCATCGAGCGCATAACGACAATCATGGCCAGGTCTTGAACTATGAAAATTTATAAGTTCATAATTCAACGGCTTCCCTATATATTCAGCGATAAGTTTTGCCATAGTAAGATTGTCCACTTCTTTTTCTCCCACAACATTAAATCTTTCAGGGGTCTCGAAATCAGGATACATTCTAGGAGTGACATTGTTCATTATGAACAAAATTGCATCAGCAACATTTCTTGCATGAATATAAAAACGAGAACCTGCTGTCTTTCCATCTGGATATGAATGGATGAAAATTTTCTCTCCTGAAACTGCTCTATCAATACACAATTGCACGAACTTTTCCTTATCTTGTCTTTCCCCAAAAACATTCATTGTATTCGTAATTATAAGAGGGACGCTATAAGTTCTCCAATAAGAGATAGCAACAGCTTCCTGGGCCGCTTTTGACGCACTGTAGGGGTTGCTAGGAACGATTGGTGACCATTCTTTATGGTTTATTCCAATAGGGGCTTGTCCGTAAACTTCGTCAGTTGAAAATTGCAAAAACATTTTAGGTTTAATTTCTCTTGCAAACTCCAACATATTAAGGACCAAGTTCACATTATTTTGCACAAAAGGAACTGGATCAGTAATTGATCTATCTACATGACTATCAGAAGCAATATTCAAAATGATATCTACTTGTCCAATCGCTTTTTTAGTATCTTCCGTGAACGGAGAAACGAGATCATGGGTCAAAATTGTGACTCTATCTTTGTGATCTTGATAATTCTTGTCATCAAGAATACGAGTAGGAATACCTTTATGTTTCCATGAAGCTATTCCAACAATCTCATGATCTGTATTTTTCAACAAATGAGATAAAACGTGTGAACCCACAAAACCTGACACTCCAGTCAAAAGTATTTTCATATTTTTAATTGTTAATCCCACAAATCCATCATATATTTTCCGAGTAGTTCAAAACCCTCCTGAACCTTTTTATGATGTTCTTTTAAAGCTTCTCCCTCCAAATATTTATATTCAGGATCATTTTCGGCATTATATGCATCAGTTAACGCATATTCTATTTTAGATAAAACCACTAACCACGCCGCTGGATCAGAAGCAAAATCCATAGGAAGCGAATGTCCGTGTTCTTCTTCGTATCTTACAAAAGCTATAAATGGTTTATATATTTTATTTAAAATATAATAATTCAAGCTATATACATCAACATCAGCATAACCCCTTGTTAATCTCTGATAAGTATTTTTAACTTCACTAGGTATTTCTTCTATTAAGTGCCAAAGCCTATTAAAGAAACATCGAATAGGGTGTTCCTTTTGATAATTTTCTAATTCTTCCATAAAATCTTTACAATTCATAATTTTACTATTAATTAATAATGACCGACTTTCATTTTTATTGCTTGTAATTTTAACACTTCTTTTTTAAATTGTCCAAAGTTTTTAAAATATCGATAAAGATATCTTCCCTCATTCTCAGGCAATAACTTTTTAACTCTTAATTCTTTACCTTGCTCCAATCCTCTAAGACCAACTTCTATCAAATGCTCTCTCCATTCCTTTTTAGTCTTAAATTGAGGATTGTATGTAGAAAAATTTGGTTGCATCTTAAGATAATCTCTACAATATTTAATATAACTTCCATATCTATAATGCATTATTGTTATAATACCTCCCCCATATTCCTTTTTAATATCTGTAAGAGTAGGAGTTTTACCTAATTTTTTACCTAAACTAATTATTTTGGTCATGATTTGGAGATCACAAATACCATAAGCATTTTGTCCTTCCTTTGCTTTCTTTTTACCTTTTCTATTTCCTGCTTCTCTATTCTTCTTTTTAAAACCGTAACCATTACTATTTCCTAATTGCATTTTCCCTTCTTTTTGTAATTGAGTGATAACTTCTGATTGTCTTAATCTAAGTTTCTTTGATTTCAAAGCTGTCTGAGTAAACAAACCGAATTTTGCTCTATATTGTTCTCCTGTCATTCCGTGCTTGACTGAAAAGTGTGTAGGTAGTTGTTCAAACCATTTACCACACTCATGACATTGCAATTTACCTGTCTCCGAATCTTCTGCAAGAACTCCAACAAAACCGAATCCTGTTGAGACTGGCATAAAAGGTGGTTCCCATTTTTTAATATTAATAAAACCTGACTCGGCTTGATCGTAAGCTATCTTATTCTGTTTTTTATGTGGATATACTGGCATGTTTTTTAATAATGAGTTAAGTCGAGGGGGCAAGATTCGACTTGCAGTCTTAATATGTTTCGTCTAGAACTCCACATATCCACCTGACTTAATAATTTCTCGTCCAACAAACTTGGCGCTGTTGACATGAGTGGACGTACATTTCCACGTTAGTTTAGATACTTCATGTATCGACACCCTCGACTTAACTCACTATTTTTTTTAATTAACTTAATAAATAGGATTTACGGGGGGTTTAACAAAAATGATTTCTCATTAATTCGAGTATTGTTTATTCCTCGAAGCCCCCACAATTCCTACTACTTTAAGTATACTCCTATCTTTTTACTTGTCAAGTGAAAAGTCACTTGACAGACTCTTTACATCATGTCGGGTTTATCTTTTGGTATTTCTGCCATAGCTACTTCTAGGGTTAGGAACATTCCTGCTCCACTAGAAGCATTTTCTAAGGCACATCTCTCTACTTTCAATGGATCAATAATTCCACTTTCAATAAGATTATCAACAAAAACATTATTAAAGGCATCAAAACCGCCTCCATCTTCTTGATTTTTAACCTCATTTACCACTTCCTCTCCATCTCCTAATCCACAGTTAATAGCAATGTGTTTTAAAGGTATCTCCATTGCTTTGGCAAGAATATCAAAACCTAGAAGCTCATCTACCGTGTATTCACCCTCATTTTTGGCCTCTAAAACCCTCGTAGACGCATGAATTAATGAATATCCACCTCCTGGAACTATACCCTCCTCCAAAGCCGCTTTTACGGCATTTATAGCGTCTTCAACTTTTAGTTTAAGATACTTAGTTTCTGTGTCTGTTGAAGCTCCAACTTTGATTCTTGCAACACCACCAGAAAGTTTAGCAATTCTTTCCTCAACTTTAAGTTTGTCGTGCTTAGATTCGAGAGTTTCCATTTCTAATTTTGCGGTAGCAATACGCTCATCAATCTTAGTTTTATCTCCTTTCCCTCCGATAATTGTTGTCTTATCTTTTGTAGAAACAACTCTTTCGGCAGAACCTAGATGATCTAATCCCACTTTATCCATTGTCATACCTAAATCTTTTGATATAAATGTTGCACCAACTGTAATTGCTATATCTTCCAAATAATCTTTCTTTCTTAAACCGAATCCTGGAGCTTTAACTCCTAGAGTGATAAATCCATTTTGGAATCTATTTGCAAGAACTGTTTGAAGAGCGTCTCCAACGATATCTTCAGCGATGATAACTAAATCTTGTTTCCCAGAGGCTTTTAATGCTTCCATGATCAAATAAACATCTTCAGCAGAACCGAGTTTCAAATCCGTAACTAAGATCGAAACATCTTTAACCACAGATTCTCCACGAGCTGGATCGGTCATCATATATGGAGTTATAAAACCTTTATCTAATTCTAAACCTGAAGAAATTTCACTTGTAATTCCAACAACTGGACTTTCCTCCACTGTAATTATTGCATCTTGTCCTAATTCAGATACTGTCTTTGCAACAACTTTACCTATTTCTTCTGATTTCGAAGAAATGGTTGCAACACGAGTAATCTCTTCATTTCCATTTATTGGTTTAGAGATAGTTTTTAAGTAATCAACTGCAATCTTTGAAGCTTTATCTATACCAGATTTAACTCCAATAGAATTTACTTTTGCAGGTTTAAGAGAAATCAATCTCAAAATCTTTGTCCATAAAGAACCTTTGATTAATTTCATTCCCTCAGTAGCAATAGCCTGATACAAAAGAATTGTGGTTTTTCTTCCATCTCCAGCGATATCATTTGTTTTTTGTGCTACTTCTTTTTCTAAATTTGCTCCAACATTCTGCATAGAATCTTTTAAAACAATCTCACGTGATATAGAACCGCCATCTCCTGTTATTGTTGGTCCACCAAAACCACGATCAAAAACTACATTACGCCCCCTTGGACCTATTGCGGGTTTTATAGAATCACCAACTGCGTCTATACCGACTTTTAATTCCTTTCTTGCTTCCTCTCCAAATAAAATTCTTTTTGCCATACTTATTTTTTATATTTTAATTTCAAGCTATTAATATACTCATCTAACATACTGTCCTCTTCTTCTGTTTCTTTTCCTTCAATTAATTGGTCTATAATTTCTTGTTTTCTAGACAAAAGTTTTTTCATAAAACCATCAATTGTCCCTTTACTTATTATTTGATAAATGTTCAAACATTCATATTCTGCCCCTGGTCGGTGAGCTCTATTCTCACCTTGATCAAGATCTGCAGGATTCCAAGGAAGATCTAAAAAAATAACATTTGAAGCCGCGGTTAACGTAATTCCAACACCCGCGCTTCTTGTTCCTCCAAAGAAAATTTTACAGTTCGGATCTGTTTGAAACTTCTTTACCATCTCTCCTCTCTCGTCAATCGGAGTACTTCCAAGTAAAAGAACAGAATTTTCTTCATATTGATCCGCTAATTCCTGTAGAGGAGCATTGAAACTTGAAAAAACAATAACTTTTTCATCAGCTTCAATGATTCCGTCTATTAATTCTTTAGCAGTTGTAATTTTGCCCATAGCATTAATCTCTCTAAGAAGATTCAACTTAACCAATCTTTCGGCCGCCATTGATTTTAAGATTTGTTTATCTGTCTTATCTTTCTTATATGTTTTAAGATATTTAACTAAGTTTTCTTCAACTAATTCATACTGAGTTCGCTCCGCTTCTGGCAAATCGATCGGAACTTCGACTCTATTTTTGGGTGGTAACTGGGAAAGAACTTCTTCTTTTGTTCTTCTAAGAAAATATTTACTTATCTTTTCTTTTAATTCTGCAAGATTTGTAGCTCCTTTCGCTTCAAACCCCCAATAACCTTGCTTGCCATCGCAATACTTCGTTGCATACTGATAATAATTGTTCCATTTTTTAGGATCAATCATTGAAAGAACATTAAACATTTCTATAGGTCTTGAAAGAACTGGTGTTCCTGTCAACATGATTATGTTTGGAATATTTCTAGCCAACAATTTTATAATTTTAGAACGTTGTGCAGTTGGTGATTTGATCAAATGACTTTCGTCACAAACCAAACAATCAAACTTATACTTCATAAATTCATTATAAAACTTCTTTAATATATCATAATTTACTATAACGCAGTTAACATCAAAAGGTATAGATTCTAAATCTGTCTTTGGCTCTACAACAAAAGATTTTAAATCTGTCCATTTCTCTATTTCACTCTCCCAAGCAAATTTTACAGAAGCAGGGCAAACAATTAAGCTTCTCTTGTGACCTACATGGGTAATGTAACCTAAAGTCTGTGCCGTCTTACCGACACCAGGACTATCAGCCAGCAGAGCTCTCCCCCCACTATTTACTAAAAATTCAACTCCCAACTTTTGATATTCATACAAATTTCCTTTAATCCCTTTTACAGATATTGTAGAAACTGTAGACTCTTTAATTCTTTCAGCATTTTGTGCTTTCTCTTCTTCAACAATAACGCTTTTTTCATATGATTCTAAATCGTTTTTAACATCAACATTAAATTCTAAACCTTCAAATTTTCCTTTTAAAACAGTAATTAGAGAAGGATCAGTAAAACGCCAGACTTTATTATCCGCATCCCAACTAAATTCTTTCCAACCGAGAGTATTTTTAAGATATTGACAATATTCAACGACAATGTCGTTGTATTCGCTCTCAAATGCGTATTCGTGATATTGTGTCTTCTCTTTTAATATTCTCATACATTTTATTTCATTTTTTTATTATCCTTTAACTTTAAACCTTTTCTCTTAGATTCTTCAATCTCCTTAATCGCTTTTAAGGTTTTCTCAGAATCAAAAATATTCATTTTTCCCACTTTCGTAATAGGTTTAAGCAACCCGATTGAGAAATAATAAGCCAACTTGCTCTTATTTATCCCCAATTCTATGGCTAGCTCTCCTAATGATGCCTGTTTATTCATGATTATTTTTATTATTGATACTCTGTAAGTATACTCCTTTCTCCTTACTTGTCAAGTAAGATTTATCTAAACCATTTATAATAGTTCTTCTGTTCATCTCCCCCTTTATCATAATCAGCATGGATTACTTCTATTGGAAGCCTATATTGAATGCGATGCCACAACATGATAAGTCTTCCAACACGACCATTTCCATCCTCAAAAGGATGAATATTTTCAAACTGAATATGAGACGTTTTTACAACAGATTTAGGAGAAAGTGACTCATCTTGTGAATAAATTAATATATCTTTACAAAAATTTTCAAGATCATCATTTATCAATTGCCATGAAATAAAGGGTTTAACGTGCCCCCCTATCCACACATCACAATTACGGTATCTTCCCGCTATATCTGGTCGAAGATCTTTCATTAGAATTTTATGAATTTTAAGTATTTTATTAGGTGTTAAATATTTTTGATATTTTAAGTAATTCCATGCTTTTTTTGCCTGAATAAAAGGTTCTAATCCCTCAACTCTTTCAATTGAATTTGATTCTCTGATAAAATCATCTATATTTTTGTTTCTTGTTGCTCTCTTTTTTAACTTTTGTTTTTTCATATCATTAATTTTTTTCACAAAATAACTCTACTGTGATATTTTTATAAATTCCTATTGACATATTTGTATAATTAGGTTTTAGTATATTTGCTCGATGTGTTGGAGAATCCATAAGAGCTTTCTCCTCTGAAATAGCACTAGGATAATTCTTTGCTAGATTCTCCCCTATATAATCACAATCCAAATTAACAAATGAATTTTTCCATCCTAAATGAGACCACTGTCCTGTATCATACAAATACTTTGCTCTTACTCCTGCCATTTGTGCCATCTGTGGGTACGTCTGAAGAGGGGCTAAATTTGCTCTAGCTCTATCATTGTTTGTCAGCATAAATAATAAGAGTAATTGTGATATCATTTTATTAGTTTTTTATAATCCCTAATACAAATTGGTAGGTGGTCATTCTTTCTTTTACTTAAAAAGTCTAAAGAATATTCATAATACTCAAACATTTGCTTTCTTGAGTATTTATAACGAACAAAATCTACCATATCTGTCATATTAAAGAAATAATCATTAATATGATAAACTCCTCCAACTTCATTTGCTACCCACCAACGTTCATTATCTTTGCCGAAGTATTTTATTGCAAAATACACAGCAAAATCATTTGTATACCACTCCCAATTCTCTAAAAATTGATTAATTTTTTTCATTTTGTTTTTACAATTAGATTTTTATCCGCCATTCCAAAAGAAACTTCATCGTCAAAAGCAATATCGACTTGACCGTGAATAGTGTCATCATATTCGGCTTTTCCAAAACACTGATCTACCCACTTTTCTAAGCCAAATTTTAACACTATTTGCTCTGCGTATTCCTTACCACCACCACTCCAAACATAGATCTTGCAATTTTTAATATGTTCATGAAGCAATTCCATAAGTTGAACTGTTCTCAAGTTCAATACTGGTTCAGCTTTATACATGAATGGTGATCCATATATTGTTCCGTCTACGTCAAACGAGATGATAATTTCTTTCATATTTTTATCTCCTACCGTAATAGTAGGCAATTAAATTTTGTAATTTTAACTTTTTCGACTTTTCTTCTTTTTCTGTGGAATCCTCCACAACTGCTGTCTCCCATTCTTCTTTAGAATAATAACTAACGGGTTGCATTTGTGGACGTGCCATTTGTACCTGGGAGGCTAGAATGGTTCTTTCCCAATCTTTTATGCGGTTCTCCCTTATACGCATCTCCTCCTGATAACTATTCGTATAAGCCATGAGAGTCATGTTATTTAACTATATGAACGGTATTCTTCCCGACTAGACCATCAACTAACTTATTTAGAATATCCTTCATGTCTTTAACATCAAAACCTAGATTTTCGAAAGCTTTGGTCAAGATTTCTGCTTCTTTTGTTTTGTTATTTAGATTCATCTTCAACTCAGCATTTTCTTTAGTCAAAACCTTTGTTGCTTCTGCTACTTTATTTTCCAATTCTAAATCTTTTCTAGTAACAATAATCTCATTATCTTTAGCGAGATTATCTGCTTTTTTCTCCAATCCTTCAATCTCTTCTCTATGAATCTTACCTTGTCTTTCTATTTTTTCTTCATACTCCTTAACTATTTGTCCTTCTCTTTCCTTGCTCTTATTTGCATCTGCTTTTTCAAGCAAATCATTATATGTTTTATCTGATAAAAATTTCATTTTATTGGTATCTTGCGATACATTCCTGTATCATTTTACTCTTATAATTTTCGTCTTCGCACTGTTTTTTTGCCTCAGTATTTGTGATCGATCCACAAATATCTGAATCTTTTCCTGTATCAACCACAGGTTCATCTGGTTCTGGAATATATGCTACTGCGGTCTGATTAAATCCACTAACTTTGGTTGATGTAGTAGTCGAATTTGCTTTATTTTTTGCTCTAGCACTTTCAATACTCGCCATCACTACTGATGAAAAAATACCTATAATTGCTATTACAACCAACATTTCTATTAACGTAAAACCTTTTTTCATTTTATTTTTTTATATACCACGCTTTTAATCTAGGTAGATTATCTAAGACCAACCTTATCTGCTCCTTAGTAATCTTGCCTTGTCCTATCCCGTCTTGTAAAAGAACTACGATAGCTCTTTGAGTTAATTGAGACTTCTGAAGTTTTTCGAATCCTTCAGAAACTGAAATTATGCTTTGAGCTAAAAGTTCTATCGACTCGGGATTCTCTTCATTCTTGACTACTCTAATATTTTGTTTTCCCATATTATTTTGTCTCTTCAATTGCTAAAAGAATCTTTTCTGCCACAGCACTAAGAAGAATTCCATCATGTGCCTTATTTGGAACACAGAATTCTCTTAAAACCGCTATTATTTTTTCTTTTTTTTCTTCATTCATAATTTTAATTTATTAATTATTAATCTCCCCACGAACCTGAATCACTACTTGAATAACTATCGCTACCCCATGATCCTGAATCACTTCCCCAAGATCCTGAATCGCTACTTGAATAGCTATCGCTACCCCATGATCCTGAATCACTACCCCACGAAGTATCGTCTACTGCACTACTTTCGTCTCCCCAACTTCCCCAAAAACTATCGTTTGACTTACTTCCACTTCCCCAAGATCCAGAATTACTATCTGAATTACTTGTTGTTTGACTAGGAGCAGAATCACGATAGGTAGTATTATTGTAATAAGTATTACCTCTTGATCCTCCAAAAAGCCACATCCAGAAAAACGGTTCATACGAGTTGTTCTGCGGTTGCGATTGAACAACGACATTTGTCGTTGTTCCTGCAACTGTAGTGGAAGAAACATTCTTAGCCGCCTTAAACATCGGAACGAAAGCTAGTACAAGAAATATTGCGACTAGAATAGAACCGATAACTAAGATTGCCTGTAAATTTTTATGTCTTTCCCACATATAATTATTTTAATTGGATTACTGGAATCGTGTTTCCTCCCATCATCGTTGATGGATAATGTCCGTCCCATTGCTTGATTGCTTGTAATGCTACGTAATCAGCTCCTCCTTGTGAGTTTATAGCTTGTGCTGAAATTCTTATCGCTTCTGCATCTGCTTTTGCTTTTTCTACTGTTTGCTGTGCTTCATATTGAACTTGAACTAATTTGTTCTTTTGAGCTTCAGCGTCTTGAACTGCTGTAACTTTAGCTTCAATTGATTTGCTAAATGCATCTGAGAAAGCAAAGTTTGTAACTGAGAATCTTTCCATAACTGCATTCTTTTCAACAAATTGTGTTGCAAGTAAAGCATTTACTTTGTCTGAGAATTCTGCTCTTTTTGTAACCAATTCTTCTGCTGTGTATTGAGCTGATGTAGATTTAACTATTTCTCTAATCATCGGTTCAATAACATTTGCTTGATAATTCTCTACTGAACTATATTGAGAGAATATTTCTGTTACTTTTGTTGCATCTACGTGATAATTTACAACTACTCCAATTGCTACATCCTGAAGATCTTTTGATGCTCCAAAAAGATTTGTAGATTGATTTTTCTCATCTCCTGTATCTCCGCTCTTATCGTAATCAATTGTTTGAGTCTTAACGCTCATCAAATGAATTGATTCTAACCATGGGAGTTTGAAATAAAGTCCTGGTTGAACTGTACCTACTACCTTACCTAGATTTGTTTTAACTCCTACTTCTCCAGCACTAACTGTACCAAATGATCCGAAGATTGTTGGTAATGCGATAAATAAAGTAATAAAAGCAATTGCTATATGTGTAATAACTTTTGCTAGATCTACTTCAGTACCGTAATCTGTTTTCATTGAATAATCGAACATTCCTCTTTTTTTATTTTCCATTTTTATATTTTTCATTATTATTAACTTTTAAACAACTATACTCTTTTTTAAATCCTCTAAATCTGACAAAAGACTAACAAGTCTTCCTTCAAGGGTTGTTCTTGTTGGTAAGGGACCGTTGAGAGTCGCACTTTTTGATGGACTACTCTCAATAATAAAATTAGCCTTATCTCTTATTTCAAACACTTTCTTTGAACAATCGTCTATTATTTGTAAATAGACATTACTGTTTACTTTTTCTTCCATTTTTAATAAAATTATTCGTGAGAAAAAATGACTAGTTTCTTCTCTAACTCAGCCAAGTATACTCCTTTCAAAATACTTGTCAAGTAAAAAGAAGATTTACTTTCATTTAGTACTGTGGTATGATGTATAAATTACTAGTTATAATATAAAATAATATGGATAAAATCTTTAGCACACGTGATCTTTACTTAGCGGCGACTCTAGTTAGCCTTAAATTCTATCTAACAGGAATTGACTACCAAATAGAGGGAGAAAAAAACCTACCTATAGGTTATTTTAAGTTTGAAGACACAAAAGAGATACAAGAAGCCAAATCTAAATACACCCAAGGATTATTGATGGTTGAACCTAAATCGTTCATCACTAATTTAAAAAGTTTAAAAAGCGAGATAGTTAATATTTATAAAAATCCTCATAATTTTGGTAAGTAAATTATAGTTCTTTTTACGCAGTTATTGTTTATTTTTTGTTTCTATGTTGTAACATAGAAATGTCTTTGACATATTAAGAAAAAGGAATATTATTGTCGTATATGGGAAAATTTGATACCAAAATTGTTGAACAAAAAGGTATATCCATAGCATCGAAAGATGCCGAGTCGTCAATCACTCGCCCATGTGGATATACCTTTTTGCTTCGCAATTTTATTAATTAATGGGAAAAAACAATGAAATATAATATCAATATAAATCAAAAAGCATTGAGCGAATTAAGCGACGATATGGACGTCTTAGATGCCTCTATTTTGGTTTATATTAATGATATTTGTGGCAGTGGCAGTGAAAAAATACACAGTAGAAGATTTAAGGATGAAAACGGTATATTTTGGACATGGGTTGATCTACAAACCTTATGCGACGATATGCCTCTTCTTCGTATTGGATCTAGATCAGCTATTTCAAATAGAATCAAAAGAATAGAAAAAAACGGTTTTATTTCTACTTTAACAAGAATGGTGGATCGTCATTCTCGTTTATTTATAAAGCTAAATGACAAGGTAGATAATCTCACGTTCGTGGAAAAGAACGTGTCAGTTGTTGACACGTTCTCCAAAACAAACGTGTCGAGGGGGGACACGTTCTGTTTGGAGAACGAGCACGTTCTCCTAGAAGAACGTGTGGAGGATTCACACGTTCTCCAAAACGCACGTATTATAGATACTAGTAATACAATACATAATAATACTACTTACTCTGTGCAAAAAGGGAGGACGAGGAAAAAAGACATTCCTATGGATTCTGATAGGTTGTCTCTATTCAACGACTTCTGGGCAGCGTTTCCGATTAAGAAAGGGAAACAACTTGCGGAAGCACGTTGGAAAGAAATTGATATTGCCATAATGCCAATGATTATCGAGGATGTAAAAAAGAAGAGCATAAAGGATGATCAATGGATTAGAGGGTACGCTCCCCATCCCCCAACTTATTTAAATCAAAAACGATGGACAGACGAAATTGATCCCCCCAAGACGACAGCCCCTAAACTAGCTCCAGGAAATACTTATACAAAAGGAAAAATGAAAGATGTCGAAGAATTAATTGTTTAAAAATATAATATAAAATAAAATGAAATTAGATTACACAAAAATAATACCGAGGAGATACCACGACGTTTCATATGAAAATGACGTTACGGATGTGGTGAAAGGAGTAGTTAAGGAACAGATTCAAAAAAGAGACGGTTTATATATCCGTGGAGATGTAGGAGTAGGGAAAACTCACTTGGCCTGTGCTTTAGTTAAAAAATTTATAGAGGAGGGTCTTGATGTAAGGTTCTATAACACAAGTGATTTTTTAGAGAGACTTAGAGACGAGTTTAAGAACGGAGTTATTACCGATGAGAGTTCTGAAGGGTTATTCAGAGATACGATGAATTATAAAGGGATTCTTGTTTTAGACGACATAGGGACAGAGAAAGTGACCGATTGGGTCAACGAAAGACTTTATCTCATTATAAACAAAAGATATGAGGATATGCTTCCCACGATTTTTACTTCAAATTGCGATATGGAAACCTTTTCAGCGAGATTAGGAGATCGATTTTCATCTAGAGTAAAGCAAATGACTAGAATTATTAACCTTGTCCACTCAGACAGAAGATTAACTCCAAAACTCTAATGAAAACTATAAATGAAAAATTGTTAAATTTCGCGTTAGAGTCTCTTAAAAAAGGAATTTCAGTTATTCCTGTAGGTAAAAACAAAATTCCGCTTTTATCATGGAAAGTTTATCAAACTCGTTTCGCGTCAGAAGAAGAAGTTAGAGGATGGTTCGAAGGATATGACGATCCTCAAATAGGTTTTGTTACAGGAAAGATATCAAATCTTCTGGTTATTGATATTGAAAAAGGAGGGGATCCTAGTTTTCTTCCACAAGATACAACGATAGTTCACACGGGAGGAGATGGATATCATTACTACTTTAAATTTGAAGATGGAATTATGAATAAGGCTAGAATCAAACCCCTTATAGATTGGAGAGGAGAAGGAGGTTATGTAGTTTCACCGTATTCAGTTTCAGAAAAAGGACCCTATACGATTCTTCAAGACTTGCCATGGTTACCATTTCCTAAGGAATTATTTCCGCCTAAAGTAGATATTTTCCAATCCCCAGGATTGAATAGCGCCAGAGTTTTTGAAAGAAGACCGATCGTTGAATACCCAGGTTATGGAACAGGACAAAGAAATGATCAGATGGCGAGATACATTGGTTATTTGTTAACACAATTACACCCTGCAGATTGGGATACCCAAGGTTGGAATATTATTTTAACTGCTAATCAAAAAAATACACCGCCATTAGCACAAAATGAGCTCCTTACAACGTTTAATAGCATAAAAGGTGTTGAGAGACGTAATAACCCATTCGGGCGCGCTGGCGGGGCAAATACCTCCCAAAACACGTACGCTTCAAGCACTTTTCAAGAGAACCCAGTAATTCTAAATGATGGAAGTGACGAAATTAAACATCTTGCCGAAGTTGCCGATGAACAGGTTATAAATCAAGAAGATATTTATCCACTTCAAATGAAATGTTTTGATGATGTTATTTTAGGAGGAGTCTGCCCTGGAGATCTTGTTGTTATCGCAGGACAGTCGGGACATGGAAAAACATCTCTTGCACAGGACTGGACACTTTCTTTTGTCCGTGGTGCAAAAAAGGCAAAGAGCCTTTGGTTCTCTTATGAAGTTTTACCAACCCACTTGTGGAAAAAGTTTCAAGAAATGGGAATGAGTAGAGAAGACTGCGTTTTTATTCCCTCAAAGAACACTTCGGGTAATGTCGCTTGGGTAGAACAAAAGATCAAGGAAGGTAAGGAAAAATTTGGAATCAAGGTAGTTATGATCGACCACTTAGGGTTTCTATTACCCAAGACAAATGGCACTTTAGGAATGAAAAATATGTCAAGCAATTACTCAACATTTTTGACACAGGTTGTGAGAGATTTGAAGACTATAGCTTTGAAGGAAGAAGTTATAATCTTTTTGCCAGTTCACATGAGAAAGGCGGAGAAAGGAAATAGAAAATCTGATATTGATGATATTAAAGATTCTTCTGGTGTAGCACAGGAATCAGATCTAGTATTTTTAATTGAAAGAGAAAAAAATAAAGATACAAATGCAAGGTCATATTTTACAGATAAAACCAAAATTACTTTAGCTAAGAATAGAAAAACTGGAACAACTATTATTGGGAACTTCTCTATGGTTAAAGGAAGATTCGCTTATGACGATACTTATGACAAGAATTTAGAAGCTTTTGAGAAATTTGGAGAAGAAAAACCTCCAGAACCAGTAAAGGTCGCAAGATATTACGATACTCCCGATAGTGAGATAGACGAAGATATCACTTGGGAGAGAACTAAAGAAGTAGAAGAATAAAAAAATGAGTAGACCAGAACATTTAAATTGTGTGAATACTGTTGAGGGGATAAGAAGAATTAATGAAGAACAAAGAGAATATGATAAAGACCCCGAACAATATGAAAGAAGAGAAAGAGAAATTAAAGAAGAGAGAGAAAGAGAGCAAGAACAAGAAAGACAAGATTATTTAGAACAGGAAAAAATATTAGAAGATAACGAACAAAATTATGGATGAAAAATCAATTAGAGAATTTTTAGAAGAATTAGATCCTGATAATAAAATCCCTGAAGATAGAAAAGAAGATTTTATTCAGGAAGTTATTTACAGAGAAGCACACCCTATTCCTGACGGAACAGTTATTGATGGAATAACATATTCCACATTAGAAGAACAAATGGCAAACGAAACGGACTGGAGAAAAAAAGCGTCGATCGCAGCCCGAATTATTAGTAAGAGATTAGAAGAATAACAATGTACGAAGACAATGAATGTCCTACAGGTAAAAAGATTTATGATAAAAAAGGAGCAACAACATTAAAAAATAAAACGATGGAATTGCATCATATTGAAATGCGAATATATCCTTGCCCGAGATGTAATGGGTGGCACCTAACAAGCGTCGGGAAGCATAAACCGTTTAGACACTGTAAACTTGACAAGTAAAAAGATAGGAGTATACTTAAAAGATAGTTGATTGATTTCTGGGGTTTGGCGTGTCATCTAGATTGCTTCCGCATCGCTAAGGTGGCCCGTCAAAGGAAGTCCTCAGACGTCAATCAATTATCTGTGCGAATCGGTAGTTGTGTCCGTGATTTGAAGGTCCAGTAACTCTCTGCCACGCTTCGCGCTGGTTTAAAGTCTGGCGTAAGGAAATCGACCCGCCTTTGAATCGTGGGCTCAACTACTGAAAATTATTAGTTTAAAAGAAAATAACAATGGAAATAAAAATATTTGGAAAGAGTTTGTTTAAGTTTAGTAAAAATGAAGCATTATTTGTGGGTATTAATTCATCAATGAAAGAAAGTAAATATCTTCCTGATTTTTACGGCAGATCATTTGGTGGAGGAAGTATGAGTATTGAAAATGTCATATCTTCATCTTTTGCAACAGAATTAGCTGGAACAGGGGCAGTTACAAAATATGCAGAGACAAAAAAGGAAGAACCTGCTAAAGAAAAAGAAAAAATAACACCAAAAGGAGTTTATAATTTACAAATGTTGAATGATAAGAGTTTTAAATTAAAAGTTGAACCGACCTACCTTGACAACTTAATTCAGTCTTTCAAGGATAAATTGTCTCTAATTAAATCTGAAGAATATGATATGAGAAATGGTACTCAAGAAATTGCAAGTATTCTTATGAGACTAGAAAATAGAAAAAAGTATAGCGATCATAAGAAAATGTTTGAGGAATTCCCATATACTACAACAAATAAGATAAATGAATTGGTTAAGGAACACGATCATTTAAAGATAGGACAAGTTGCAGAATTTATGGCTGATATGCCAAAAGAGGCAATTGATGTTATGAAGAAATATAATAAAGAAGTTGATTTGCTTTGTAAAAAGCAAGCAGTATTCTATATTATTGCAAACAAAGAAGATTTCAAGAAAACAGAGAAGAGAAGAGATCCAATACTTTTGGCACAATCACCATTCGGTCACTTCTGGCAGATACTTGGAGCTTGGGATGAAGAAATGATGTTAATCGAAGAATTATAAAAAAATATGGAAAAAGAAAAATCACTAGGATATAGTTTGTTTGTAGACGAAGATATGAATGATCTTTTAGTTCTACTTTGCAACCTATATTCTATGGCAGAAGAGAGTGGACTCTTCGAAAAATATCCACCAGATGATAGTTTGAAGATACAGTTAGCGTTTATGAGATTATTAAAAAATGCAGTCGAACCTGCCCACAAGCTAGGTTGGTGCAAAGACCCAGATTGCGAATGGGTTGATAAAGATAAAAAAGATGACAAAAATAACACAAACAAAGATGGGAAGAGCAAAAATGATAAAAAAGACGGTAACAAATAGATTAGGTAAGAAAGAAGTTGGAAGAATTACAGGATATGAACCTTGTACTCCAAGGAAAAATGTAAGTGATCCCAAAACTTACAAAACAGCGTTAGTATCAGAAGGTCAAATTATCAACTGGGGTAAAAGAGAAAGAAAAGAAACCCGAAAGTTAATGAAACAATTATAATGAAAAAAGAAAAAAAAGAGGTAGAAGAAGTTAAGACGGATAAAGTGGAAGATGCATTAGCAAGACTTCAAAAGAAGTATGGTGCTGATGTTCTTATGCAAATGGATAAAAATATTGACTTCAAAGTAGATTGGCTTTCAACAGGATGTTTTTCTTTAGATGATCTTATCGGAGGAGGAATTCCTAGAGGAAGAATCATTGAAGTTTTTGGAGCAGAATCAGGAGGTAAGAGTACCTTATCATTATTCATTATGGCACAAATTCAAAAGCAAGGAGGTAGAGTCGCATTGATTGATGCTGAAAATGCTTTTGACGGATCTTATGCTGCTAATATTGGGTTAGATGTATCAAAGTTGATGGTTTCTCAACCAACCTCTCTCGAAGAATCAATGGATATCATTAAGGAACTTGTAGAGACAAGTATGATAGATATCATCGTTGTCGACTCTGTGAGCGCCCTAGTGCCCAAATCAGAGGTTGAGGGAGAAGATTTTATGAAGGATACGATGGCTATTCAAGCGAGACTTATGAGTAGAGCATTAAGAATTCTTTCAGGACCTATATCTAAATCAAAAACAGTGGTTATCTTTATCAATCAAATTAGAGATAAAGTAGGAGTTTTCTTTGGAGCCAAAACAACAACCAGTGGAGGAAGAGCATTAAAATTCTTCAGTTCAGTTAGGCTTGAAGTTTCAAAAGGTTCTAAAATAGAAAAAGGAGATGTTCAAATCGGTAATGAGATTATAGTTACAGCAGTTAAAAATAAGGTGGGATTCCCATGGAAGAAAACTAAACTAGATCTTTATTATGCAAAAGGAATAGATCTTTATGCAGATACCTTGGATTTTGCTGAAAAACTTGGAATTGTAACTCAAAAAGGAGTAACATATTATTTTAAAGAAGCTGGAATAGGGGTAGGAAGAGATAAGGCAAAAAAATTCCTTATTGATAATGAAGAAACTTTCAAACTTATTCAAGAAGAAATAAAGAAAAATATATGTCCAACAAAATCATAAAAAATATTAAATTCCTTATCAAGGCGATAGATAGAGGATATGGTCATAATTGTGAAGATGTTTGTTGGGATTGCCCATGTTGTAAAGCACATCATCTTCAAGACGGTTTAAGATGGATGTTAGAATTAGAAGAGTTTGGAGAACAATGTAAGAAAACTAAATTTAAACAAAAAAATGTTAAATCAAGGAGAAAAAACAATAAATAAAAAAATATATGCTTTGCTTTTAGAATCAAGCAAGACTTATTTTTTGAGTGTGCAATCTGCCTATTCTTTAGAGGATGCATTTCTTTTAGCCAAGATAGAGTTCGCAAAACTTAATCCTTTATCAAAAGGAGAAAATTCATTGGAAGGAGCAAAGATAGGTTTATTCTCGATCAAAACTGTAGAGGAACTTAACTCACAAAATTCAGATAAAATTACTTCAGTTGATAGTGCTATTCAAACACAAGAGGAAACGTCTTCTGGAAGAACAGTAAAGATCGGTCAGGTAGACCCTGAAGACTTTCTAAAAATATTGGAAGAGGGTTTTCTTCCAAAAACAAGGAAGAGTGATATTAAAAAGATAATTCCTAAGACGCCTCCAGAAGAAGAACCTAAAACCAAGAAGAATAAATTAATGTTAGAAATCATCAAAAGTAAAGATAAAAGAATCCTAGAAATGAATAAGGAGCTTTTTACTCCTGAAGAAATCAAATATATTGAAAAACAGATGGAATAATCTGTCAAGGTATTATTTACTTGACAAGTAAAATAGAAGGAGTATACTTACAACAAGGTCGATGTTCATGTTATAAGTTAAATTATTAAAGTTAAATTAATTAAAAAAAGTTATGGTAGATATATTTCAAACAAAAGAGAAGGTTATGCCAGAGTGGATGAAGTTCGTTAATGCGGGCGATGCTATTCAAGGTACATATGTAGGTAAAATAGTAGGACAGATAGACGGTTACGGCAACGAGCAAGTAATTTATCAATTACTAAAAGACGATAAGATCGTTAACGTTGGATTTGGATTGAACAAAAAATTCCTTAATAAGGATATGGAGTCAGTCAAATTTGGACAAATTATTGGATTCAAATATAAAGGAAAAGTAGAAGTAAAAGATAAGTTCGGTAAAGCTGTTATGGTTAAAGATTTTTCTCTTCATCAAGATCCTAAGATTGTAGATGAAGCATGGTTAAAAGCAAACCCAAATGGAGTTGAAGTTCAAGTTGCTGATAAAACTTCTGTATCAGAAAAGCCAAAGGGATTTGGAGATTTTGACAATGTAGTAGCAACAAACACAGAAGATGTTCCATTTTCTAGTGCAGGTTCTTTGACAAACGCAGACAAGTTAACTGTTATTGAAAAACTTGCTAAAGACAAACTAGGAGTTATAGGTTCACAAGCAGTTAAGGATAAAGTAATGGAAGTAACAGGTATAGCATTTATACCAGTCAACTTCGACAAGATTACAGAAAAATTGATATCTATGTAGTTAATTAGTTTTTATAACTAGCGACTTTGAGCAAGTCGCTAGGTGTAAAGACACCTAAAAATATGAAAAAAAACATGATTGGAGTTATAGGAGACATGCACATGAAAGATGACCTATCATATGCAGACAATATATCGGATAGACGAGTTTCAGAAAAAAAATCTATTTTAGATTTTATTGTTGAATCATTCAAGGACTGCGATCATGTCGTATTTCTAGGAGACAATTTTAACAGTAGAAATAATAGTTCTGAGACGAATAGAGAGTTCGTGGAATTTTTAGAGAGATTTAATGATAAACATTTATACATAATATCTGGGAATCATGAGAAAAAAGGTAATGGTAAGACAGCAATTGATTTTTTAGGGGAAATTAAAAAAAGTAATTGGCATATCTTTACTAAACCAGGAACAGTTACATTAGGAATTAAAAATCCATCAGTTGGAGTTTCTACAGCAAAAAAGGAAAACTTAAAATTGGATTTTCTTCCGTACATGTTAAATCAAGAATTAGAAGTGGAAAATACTGAAGAAGCAGTTAAAAAAATAATAAAGAATTTAGAAGGAGGAGATATATTATTTGCACATCACGCGATATCAGGAACAGTATTTAATGGAATTTTGACAGACACTCTTAAAGAGATTGTTCTACCAGAATATGATTTAAAAGATGAATATAAACTTATTGTAGCAGGACACATACATGTACCTTGCCAATACGGTAAAATACTTATCACTGGGAATGTATTTACGACAGAAGTAGGAGATAAAGAGAAGTTCATTTACAAAATTAATACAGATTTAGAAATAGAAAAAATTAAGGTACCTGCAAGACCCATAGGTAAAATAGAAAACCCTACAGAAGAACAATTGTCAAGTATACCTAATAATGCTATTGTTAAAGTCATATTAACAGATAAAAAAGTCAATCTTGAAACATTGAAGGAACAGTTATCTAGATTTGATGCATCACTTATTATTGAAGATTATCCTAACGAAAGGGTAAAGGCTCATATAGAAGAAGGAGCATTTGATTTCAGCATAGAAGCAGTACTTAAACTTTATGCAGAACAAAAGAAAATTGATCACGAAAAGTTACTTAAAGGATTGCAATTAATAAATGGCTAAACAAAAAATAATAACTTTAGGACTAGATTTATCACTCACGGGAACGGGGGTAATTATTCTAGAAAATGGAAAGATAATTAAGAGGATCTTGATTAAATCAAAACCAGTTGGAGATCTTCCGATTGATGAACTTAAAAGAATTCAGAAGATAGTATCGGATATCGAAAACACATTTCAAGACAAGAATGGAACTGGACCGTACATTAACGTCGCTGTTATAGAAGGATTAGCCTTCATGGTGCGTAATGCAACAGCATTAGTTCAGTTATCAGCCTTGAATTATATGACGAGAGCTTTGTTAAAAGATCATGGTATACCGTTTGTAATCGTAGCCCCCACAAGTCTTAAAAAATTTGTAACAGGAAGTGGAGCAAGCAAGAAAGATGTTATGTTGATGGAAACGTTTAAGAGATATAATGTCAGTATTTTAAATGATAACGAGTGCGATGCATTTGGACTAGCGAAGATAGGAGAAGCATTATTAATGACTTCTGGCCCAAGATGTAGTTTACCTATCTTTCAACAAGAAGTGTTAGATTTATTAGATAAGCAAATCAAAAATATATGAAGAATGAATTAAAAAATAAATTGTTGACAAAAGAACAAGTAGATGTCGTAAAAGAAATGATCATAGATTCTATGAAAAGTGTTTATATCGATCAGGGTATCAATCCTGGAGAAGCCTTTCATATAGTTTCTGGCGGAATAGCAGATAAGATCATAGTAAATTCACAAAAAGCTCTTATTCAAACAAATGTTTTGCTAAAGCAGTCAAAAATAGCAAACCTTTAAAAACTAAGAAGTCTAAATAATTAAAAACATGCCAGACAACAATGTAATAAAATCAATCGTAACAAATACATGTCCACACTGTGGAAAGGAGATTTATATTGAAAGCCAAATGACTCCTCCAGTGATTAATTCTGTATATACAGCAGAAGCTGTCGCTAAAGCAAAACAAGATTGTATTGAAAGAATTGGGACTTTGGCAATTGATGATGAAAAAAAGGTCGTAGTAATTAAGTGGTTAAATGATCCTGAGACTATATTTGGACCAAATGAAGTTGAAAGTATAATCTTGAGCTTATTGAAACCGCAAGAATAAAATGAAAGTAAATGAATTGATGTTTTCTTTTTTAACAGAACATAAGGAAGCGAGGGAAAGAAAAAATAAGAACCGATGTATAGCTTATGTGGTTTCTAGGATGCACCCTTCCTCAGATATTAAAATAGAATTATTAGAGGATATGGTAGGAGAAATCTTAACCATGGATCGAGCTTGGAGAAAGACGTTAGAAGATAATTCAAATTTGAGAGGAACTGATTATAAAGAGAAGGAAAGATTAGAGAAAAAAGTACAAAAAGATTTGGGATATCCAGTAAAATAAATTATAAACTAAAATGATATTATTAAATGAAATTACAATTAAAAACTTCCTTTCTCACGAGGACACAACAATTCATTTCAATGAAAATGAGAAACTTTTGGTTGATGGTAAGAGCGGTAGTGGTAAATCTTCCATCACAGAAGCTAATCTCTGGGTTCTCTACGGCAAAGGTAGAACCGACAATCGTTCCCTTGTTAGAAAAGGGACAAAAAGCGCATCTGTCTCTCTTAAACTTGATGATGGACCAGTCTCAACGATCATCACACGTACTGTTTCCAGCGCAGGAAAAAATGTACTTACAGTTACTCAAAGGAAAGGGAAAGATAAGTATCTTCCGATCGAGAGGACTGGGCTTAAGGACATGCAGGACTTTATTGAAAGAGAATACCTCAAAGCCTCTTACGAACTCTTCACGAATAGCGTTGCGTACCCTCAAGAAAATGAAAATTCCTTTGTCAAAGCAACTGCCTCTAAAAGAAAAGATCTCCTCCTCGAAATAGTTCGAGCAGGTAATTTTGATGAGTTATATGAGAAAGCGCGCAAAGCACTTAATGCAAATGAAACAGGTGTCTCTAACGAAATGGTTAGAATCACTTTCTTAGAGAATTCAATCAAAAATTCAGAGATTATAGCTTCAAAATACGACTCTCATAAAGAAGCCTATGATATGACTACAAAACAAGTTGAAGAAGAAGAGAAGATAGAAAAATCTTTAGAGGGGCAATTAAACAACGTTTCTCAGATATCAAAGATGATTACTAGTGAAACGAATACAAAAAATCTTCTAGAAAAGACTCTTAATAGTTCGAACACACAATTACAACTTTGTCAAAAAACTATCAAAGATCATGAAACTTTTGATATAAGTATCCATTATAAAAATGTAGAAGAAATTGGAGTATTTTCTAAAGAAGCAGACAAGATTGAACAAATTCTTTTTGAAAATTCAAAAGCACAACAACATATTAATGAACACATGTCAAATAGACCGAGTGTTTTTGATTACAAAAAAGACATTGAGGACATTAATAAAAGTCTTATATCTTTAATGAAAGAAATGGGTAAATGCCCAGCGGGAGATAATTGTCCTTTTCTAGTTCCAGTAAAGGGTCAAATAGACTTCCTTTCAGGACAACTAGTTGAGAAAGCAGACAAATCAGTGGCTGAACAAGAGGCTTTTGAGAAATGGGAAGCTAGAGGTAAGACTCTTACTCCCATAACGGACACTACAGATTTATATAATAAACTAAAGGACATTCGATCTAAAATCGAGGTGCTTTCTAAATCAAAAGATGTCATTACCCAGTACGAATTAGTCAAAAATAGTATCGGAGATTATAAGACAAAAGAGATCTCTTTAAACATAGAAATTGATCAAACTCGCATGGAAATCATTAAAATTGAAAAAGGTATCAGAGAATTAAATGAAGACCTTGTCAAGTATGATAGTAATAAAATAAACACCGAATTATCAACGATAAGAGTATTAAAGAGAAAAGCTCAGATAGAGGTGGAAAATAGTGCCTCTGGAATGGCCATGGCTACAAATGCCCAAAAGGATATTAAGGAGGCCTCTACAGCCCTAAAAACAGCCTTAGCTGGGGTTTCTAAAGCTAATGAAGACAAGGAATCACTTGAATTAATTAAAGAAGCTTTTAGCCCTCGTGGAGTTAAGGCGGTTATCATTGATTACTTGGTTCCTCAGTTGGAGGAAAGAATAAACGGTATTCTTAAACAGATGTCTGATTTTAGAATAAGACTCGACACCCAGAAGGCTCTGGTTGATGATGAGGGCGTAAAAGAGGGCTTATTCATTACGGTTATAAATGATCACGGAGAGGAGTTACCATTCCAGTCATATTCGGGCGGGGAGAAAGTTAAGATCACTGTAGCAATTTCTGAAGCACTAGCTTCCTTGATGAGCCAAGTAGGTTTTAGAATTATGGATGAGAATATAGTCAGTTTAGATAGAGATAGCACGGAAGGTTTCGTTAAGGTCCTTACGAATCTTCAAGAGAAGTTTCCTCAGTTGCTTGTAATCTCGCACCTTCAGGAAGTTAAAGATATTTTTGAGAAGAAGATTACAATTATTAAAGCAAATGGTATAAGCAAAATTTATGAATAATATAGAAAAGAAAAAACAGATTAGAGAAATAAATAAAAGAACCATCAGAAGAATGAGAAGTGAGGGTAAGAGTCTTTATGAGATTTCATTACATGTTAATCTAACTTGTGAAAGAGTTCGCCAGATAGAGAGAGACGTACTTAAATTACCTGTAAGGGGGCATAAGAAAGCAAAGAGAATACAAAGAAAGTGTGGTAATCCAAACTGTTCAAACATAATGACGGTAAAAGAAAATGATCATAGACAAAATTGTAGCAAGAAATGTTACTTGGAAGTGATGCCTCATAAGACACCTGAACAAAAAAGAATTGAACACAATGCAAGAATCCTTAAGTATTATCACGAAAATTTGAAACATGATCCTAAGTTTATAAGGAAAAAAAAAATTAGAAACAAAAGAGCGGCTGAAAAAGCAAGAGCTTTAAAAAACAAATAATATGGAATCAACAGAACAAACAGTAAGTACACATACTAAAGGAGAAATTGAGGCACAAAAATACCTTAAACGCCTTGTTGCGCCCCACACAAAAGTAAGTAAAGAAGTTACAAATAAGGATCTAGATAAGGTAGTGGAAGAAGTTAAGATATTATATAACTTGTGCTATGTACAAAACGGGTTATATCTAGGAGCATATGCTATGCATCACTCACAGATCGAAGATAAAGATCCTATGAGTTTCTTTGTTATTGCAGATAAAAGAATCATTATAAACCCAAAGATAGTTAAACATAGTAATTATACCAAAGACTCTAAGGAACAATGTATGTCTTTTGCGAATGAAGGTCCAGTTGTTGTTCAGAGATGGCAAAAGATAGAACTTGAATATCAAACTATAATGACTGACCCAGAACATGATGGCAAATTTAAATTATCTGATATAATTAAGGAATCATTAAGTGGTTTTGAAGCGTTTGTTATGCAACATGAAATCGATCATGGTAATGCAAAGTTTATTTATCAATTAAAATAAAAATATGGAAAAAGAAGAGAAAAAAGAAAAAACAGTTTATACTCTAGGATTGCATGAATCCATGGAGATTAAGACTGATCTAGGAGGTAAGGTAGAAATAACAAGAGTCCCAGGAGGATGGGTTTATTGTTTTGAATATCCTGGCTTTAGACAAAGCCCTATTCTATTTGTACCATTTGATAATGAGTATCAAGTAATTACTAAAATTAAAACTAAAAAAGACTAATATGGAACAATATCAAATTTTGTATGATGCTTTTATGAGTCAATATAATAAAGGAGAAACTTCACCTTCACAAGTTGGAGAGGTACTTGCCAGAATAGCTGGTTTGTTCCCTAATTATAACATTGTGATGATTAAAGCAGAAAAAGAGTTCGCGTTAGTACACAAGACAATAGCCGAAGGATCAGATGATACAACTGGTAAAGCTATTTCATCTTCTAAAGCAGAGGTTCTTGCTGATGCTTCACCTGAAGCTTATGCATTTAAAATTGCTAGAGGACATAAAGAGAATATCGAGATGCTTGTTGGCACATTAAAATTCCTTCAAAAGTCACTTGAAGTTGAGTACCTTAACTCAAATATATAATGAAAAATAAAAAACTAGAAGAAAGAATATTCTGTGGTCAATGTGGAAAAGAATTAGACGCATATTGGATTCCTGCAGAAGAATGTAAGATAGATGTGTGTTCATGGGGAGATTCCTACACGACCATTCTCGGCAGACCTTATAGTACGAAAAACGGTGAGAGACAATATGGAATAAAATATATATGTCCTAAGTATAAAAAAGGTTTCCTTTCAGATAATGGCCATGATTGTTTTATTAAAGACGAGATTTTCACTAAAAAAGATATTTAAAATGAAAAAAATACCATGTGGAACATGTGGTGTTATGTTTGAACCTAAAAGCGACAGAAACAAATATCACAATAGGAGTTGCTTCAAAAAAGCATTCTGGATAAGACAAAAAGAAAAGAATAAGAAGATAGGAAACTTCCCTACTTTTAAATGTCCAAATTGCGGACAAAAAATAACGTTACCGTTTGATCCTGTTAAGGAGATAAGTAAATGGGCTAATTATTCTTGCCCAGGGTGTAATACTCTTATGATTAATGTATCTGAAGAGATAATAACTCAAGACGAACAAGTTTTATAGTTTTATTCGTTAGCTAAAATAGGTAATCCTCTCACAGTACCCCATTTTGTTTTTACTCCTTTGATCTGTTTCTCATGAGCATTAGCTGCTTTCTTTGCTTCATCCTGCGTACTGCCTAACCATAGAGATCCATCAGAGGCGTGAACATAAAAAGTTTTACCTCCCGTTGTATCATTAAACTTTCCTGACTTCATCTCATTAAGAGCGTCTTTAATCGCTTGAAGTTTTTTGTTATCAGTTGTGTTGATTAACCCTGCTTTTAGTTTTTGATATTCACTTTGCTTAACTTTTCCATTACTAGAAGTTGCTCCTTGTGGTGCATAAGCCTGGTATTGATATGGAGCTTGTAGAACCTTAGTTAAAGAACCTTGATACCTATCAGGATCGTTTACAGCTCTATTAATAGCTGTGTTTATAATATGTTTAGTCTCAAAAGCTTGTTTGTCGGGTCTGTTACTTACTTCTCCATAAAGAATTGCAGCAGCCTCATCTATATCGCTATCCTTTACTTTAATTCCTCTTACATCATAAGTAGGTTCTTCTTTTGCTCTAAAAGTTGTAGTCAATCCTGGAAGTAATTTTTCTTTAACATTTCCCCAAGCATTAGAAATGCCAGTCCCTATGTCATCCATAAGACCCCCCTGTCCATCTGGACCTCCCTTACCTTCTTTTACTGTTTCTACTACATTCTGTGCGCTTGGAGTAATAACTTGAGAAAACGGATCAAATGATTCAGACCCTTGGTAATAAGTATTTGCTACTTTAGGAGAAGCATCTATTAATTCTCTATAAAGATAGATAAACTTCGGTTTATTATATATTTCTGCCCAAGATATATTTGCCAACTTATCTGTTGCTGCCCAATATGAAATATTATCTAGATCAGCTTCTGTGTAATTACCTTCTTCTAAATTCTTAAGGAAGTAATTCTCAACTCTTTGTTTTGCTTTTTCTCTTATAGTTTTTCCTTCCTTCCCTGGGTTTGTTTGATATTCTAATTTAGCTTTTTTAGCAATACTAATAATATCCTTTAATTTTGAATTATTAGGATTGTATTTATCTTTAAATGCTTGAGAAACAGCTTTTGCTCCTTCTTTGTGTATAATAACTTTTTGTTCTCCAGTAACATCATAAGACTTTAATTTTGAAGCAGCGAGTGTCTTTTCTTGTAATGGAGTTAATACAGTTCCTGCTTTTTTAAGGTTATTGTAATATTCGATAGTAGGAGCTAAACCTGTTTGTTTGATTCTTTGATTAGTTTTAGCATCTACTTTGCCTAGGAAAATATCATTAACTGTGTTTGCAGTCTCTCCAAGCGCTTTAATACCATAAGGTTTTTGTATATTTTTAAGAGCCCCAGTTAATGAAATTGGGTTAAGCGTTTCTCCACTATTAACGCTCCAAAGTTCTTTAGTAGCCCAGTTAGGATCGTCATTTGTTCTTTTAAGAATATCGTCAGATTTCTTTGAGTCTACAGCTTCTCTTTGCGCCTGAGAAATCAATTGTCTTTCTTTTGTTCCCCATTTTGGAGTTGCAGTAAAATCCTCCTTAGAATTATAAGTAGTTCCTTTTTCTACAACATTGCCGTTAGAAAGTATTTCGTACTGACTGTATTTTTTAGGATCAGATTCTCCATAAACCTTGATAGTAATATTATTATCTTTTACCTCATCCATAATACGTGAAGCCATGGAAATCATACTTGTTTGGTCATCTCCAACAAGTTGATTTTTTATAACTTTTTTAATAGTTTTATTTGTAGCAAGTTCAGGTGTGGATGATTTAACTTCAGTAAATGGAGTAGCTAGAGATCCTCTTTTAACGATAGCATCGACTTCGGCTTGTGACATCCCACCTTCGCCTATTTTAGTTACGTGCATAGTATCAGCATCTTGATCTCCTTGTAGAATAATTCTTTCATTGAATGGGCTAACAATACCGTTCTCTTCTGCGAGACTTGTGTTACCTGATTTTGTACCGTCTACAACTCTAAGAACAGCAAGGTTGTTAATATCATAAGAAGGATCTCTACTTACAACTACGTAATCACCTTCTTTAACTCCGAGACTTTTAATTTGCTCAGATCCTAAAATTATTTCGTGGTTATTGACATATCTAGTTTTTCCTGTTCCATCATAATCAGCCTTAATAGGAGCAACCATCGTTACCATTGTACTATTTTTATAAGTAGGGTTTATTGCATTCTCCATAACTAAATTCTTTAGTATTTTGTTTATTTCAAAATGAAGATTGTTTTTTGCAGCACTTAATTCTCCGAAAGATAATTGTTTAGCTCCTTGGAATAGATTCTCTTTTTCTAATTGAGGATATTTTTCAACTGCTTTATCAAATACTTCTTTAAGCTCAGCATTGCTTTTTGTTTTTGCTATATCATCTATAAGAGTCTGTAGATCTTTAACGTCCTGATTAACTTTAATAAGTTTATTTTCAGATACACCAACATCAGTACTTAAGAATTTTCTTTCTCCAGAAGGAGATATTTTACTAACACTTCCTGTAGTTGATCTGTCTTTGCCATAAATATCAGAAAGAGGAAGATTAAAATCTCCGAGTTTTGGACCTATTTTAGCATTAGAATCAAAACTGATTACATCATTTTTACCAATTTCAATACCGTGAGTTTCTTTATAACTATTTCTAATTGCCTCATCAGCTTTAATGGCCTGGCCTTTGTGATAAGATTTTTCTCCATTAAGAGTTGTATCAAGAATTATTTTAACAGATCCTTTATGTCTATTTTTATCATAACCTAAACCTTCTATAAGTTTGTCAAAAGCATCCTCTCCAAGGATAAAAGGACCGTCTTGTGTCTTACCTCCGTGAAATGATTCTACAGAAGCTTTTGCTTCTACCCCCTCTGGATTTTCAAACTTACTTGTATCTATTTTAAATTCTGGTGTATCACCTATAGTTTCAGCTTTAAGTGTTCTTAGTCTTGCTGTCTGTTCAGGACCTAGGTACTGATCATATCTATGAAAAATAAGATTAGCTCTTTTAACAAAATCTACATCTTTAATATTTTTAGGCATTCCAAGAACATCTACCATGTAGACTCTTGTAAATTTATCTTCTGGAGTAGTCAAAGTTTCGCCTTCGTTCTGATATTTTGTAGGATTTTGATCATACTTTTCAACCATCTTAGGTTCCATCTTGACAAAGACAGTATTTTCTATTCCTTTACCTGTAATTCCAATTGGAACAAAACTTTTATTTCTCATTTCATCTGTCAAAGTATTTAAAGCATTGCTACTTTTTTTAACGTAAGATTTGTCTCCTCCTGAATAATCGTTATCCTTTCCAACATGAACCACCTCCATTGAGTTCTCTGGAAGTCCATTAGCTTTATTAAAATCTTTTGTAAGTAAATCAATCTTTCCTACATTTTGTGTTCCACCTTCTTTAAGTTGCGCTTTACCGTCAGAAATAATAATCTCATTTCTTGCTCCTGAACTTGCAAGTGTAGTATAAAGATTCTTAAGATCTCTCAAATCTCTCTTATCTGATATTTCAAAGGCATCATTTCCACTAGCTGTTTTAATTTTTTGTGTGAAATCGTTTAAGAAAGTTGGCCATCCATCAATAATCCCTTGTCTTGTTTCTCCGTTACCAGATACTGACTTAGCAACTTCAGTTAATTTAGCGCGTGTGAAATCACTTCTCTTTTTAGGATCTGAAATTTCTTTAAGAGCAACTTCGTTGATTCCTTCCTTTCCTCTTCCTGTTTGTTTAAATTGTCCAGGATCAGCTCTTTCAGGGGCTTTTTCTATAGTGTCTAGAGCGCTTTGTACGTTAGTTTCAGCAACGGGTAGTGTATTCGCTTCATTAAGTGTTTTAGACATCTCCTGTGCCGTTTTTGGGGCTTCTGTAGGCTTAATTATAGGCAATTCAGCATCAGAAAGTGACTTAAATGATGTATCTGTAGTTTTAGGCGCCACTTTAGCTTTTTTGATCATGTCAATAAGTCTCTGACTCATTCCTTGTTTCTTCAATTGTGCAATCTCTTCTGGGGTAACTTCTGGTGTAACATTAGAAACTGGTAACGGTCCTTTTTTACTTCTTTCCATATAAGAAATCTGATCAGAAGTAAAACCTTGTTTTTTTAATGACTGTACTTCCTCTTCAGTAAATTCTTTAAGTGGAGTAGAAACTTTTTCTTGAATATTACTTATAGCACTAGACACCTGTTTTTTAATAGGTTCAAATGATTTACCTTTAAATGCAATACTTTCTGCCCAATTCTCGGGTTTAATATTGACAGCCAAGAAATATTCTCCTGACTTATTGCTTTTAGTTAGTTTAGATTGGTTAGCAGTTAGAACAGATAAACCGTTGTCTCTCATTGCTTGAGCAATTTTTGAGTTATTTAAATTTGAATCAAATTTTTGAAGAGGATTTTCTGCCTTGATTCTAGTAAGAAGAGTTTTGTTATCTATTTTTGATAAATTTTCTGCGAATAAAATATTTGCTTCTTCTTGAGTTAATGAAGGTTTAGATTGATCTTTAAGAAGATTATCATAAAATTCTTGAGGTGTTTTTGACGCCTTTCTTATTTGTCTGATTCTATTCATCATTGATCTGAAATTCTCGTTGAAGTTGAATTTTCTTGTATCAATTCTTTCTCCTGTAGATGCGTAACCAACTTCTCTTATTTGTCTTCCATTAGGTGTTTCTGCAATATAAAAAGTTCTGATTGTATCCTCGGGTTTAGCAATAGGAGCAGGTCTACCTTGAGATAACTCAGCGAAGTTTATAACCCTTGACACTCTTTCATTTTTTGGATCTAATACAAAGTAAAGTTGGTCAGAGTGTTGTTCTCCTTTTACTCCTTTATCATAAGCCCCTATATTAATACTATTTTTTGCACTTATTCCTTTTGCGTTTCCAGTTATTGGAATATCTCCTGTAGGTAAGTTACTTAAATCTGCAGTTATTTCAGGAGCAGGTTGTATATCAAGAGGAACTGAATTTAATATATCTGAATAATCTCCAGCAGGTTCTGGTCTTAAATTATTTTTAGATGGAGAAATTTTACTCTTCATTTGAGTAACTAAAGATTGAAGATCTTGAATTTCTTTTTGTTCTCTTGCACTAGGTTTGATATTTGGATCTGTTGTGACTCCATATGTCTGTGTTCCAGGATCTAATGTTCTGTTATAAAGTTGGTTTCCTGCTGTGCCGAAACCTAGAAGTTCTGCGTCTATATCTTCTTGAGAAAAATCATTACCTGAAGCGCGAGCTTCTGATATAATTTTTCCATATCTATTTATTGCTACTCTAGTTATTAACTGTGTGACATCCTCCTGAGTTTGAATTGGCATTCTAGAAATACTTGGATCGTTTGGATTTTCTTTAAGAAATTGCTGTCTAAAGTTTTCTGCCGTAGGTATATCATATTTAGTTTGAGCGATAGGAGTTTCTCCTTTCATAACTGCAGGAACTAATTCAGGAACAACAGAATTCATTCTTGCTGATGCCATTTTGAATGCTTGATCTGAAGCGATTGTCTTTAATCCTTGATTTACACCAAGAGTTGCACCCCCTGCTTCGAATTTACCTGGAGCCCCCATCATGTGAAGAGCCGACATTAAAGCTCCTTGTTTAAGAGCTTCTTGTATTGAATTTTCTTTATTACCACCAAGAATAAGAGAAAGAGTAGTTGCACTTAATCCAACTCCGAGATATCCCTTGATGCTTTGTCCATATCCTGCTGTAAGTCCTCCGAATGCAGCATCTGAGAAGAATTGACTCATGTGAGCTCCCAAATCTGCTTCTTCTTGACCAGTTAATTGCCTTCCAGTTTGTCCTATTTGTCCCCACGTTCCTAGAAGACCCGCACCTTTAAGCATTTCTGCTGCTTGTTTTTTCCAAGCGATATTTCCTACTGTTTCTGTCCCAGCGTCTATTATTGCTTTCTTTGTTACGAGACCTGCAGTATCCATAGCTCCTTCAGCCATAGTAACGGCTTTTGCTGCATTAACAGCTCCTCCGAAAATTCCATCATATTCAAGAATTGGAACGGCCGCTGCTTTTGCTGCGCCTCCCATAAGACCAAGAGCTCCGAGTCCTTTCCCAACTAAACCTATACCTGTCATCATACCGACGATATTACCAGCTAAGTTAGTTACTTTTCCGAGGGTTCCAGATGATTCACTTGCTCCTGTTCCAGGGGCAATTCCTGCAGTAGCTCCTCCGACTAATCCTTTTGCAAACTCTCTAATTGGATCTGGCAACCATCCTTCTCCGAATTGATCCATATTTTCTTTGAATGATTCTCCGAAATATTTCAATGCTCTTTTATCAAAAATTCCTACAGGTTTGCTAATTGCATCCTTCCATTGTTGTGCATATTTTTCTGCGACTTTAGTATCTAAATAACCTTTGTCATTAACTAGATTAATATCTGGAGCATCATCAACGTTTGTTTTCCAGTTTAAAGCCATCGCTTTTGCTTCGCTCTGAGTTATTTTTCCATTAGCAAGCAATGTTAAAGGAACTGCTTGTATAGCAGTTTTTTTGTCGTGAGATACATTATCAAAAACTTCAAGATTTTTTAGTGTGTCTGCTCCACCTGCCCATAAAGGGACGATGTGGTCTACTTGGAATAAAGCAGGAGACAAATTACCGAGAACTTGCTGTTTAACTCCTGGATTTATTTTATTATCCATGATTACACGATCAGATTTAATTAGTTTTCCAGGTTGAGTTGGATCAACAACATATTGTCCTCCCCCCATTGAGAGAGGAAGATTTCTAGCGACAACGGCAGATGATGGTGTAACCCAATTACCATTTGCATCTGGAGCAGTAAATTGACTATATCCTTCAGGTAAAGATTCTGTTGGAGTAAAAGTTGATGGAGCTACATAACCTGGAGCATAAGGAACAACTGGTGTCGGTTCTTTAAAAGCTTCTGTTATAGGAACTCCTATAGGAAAATTATAATCAGTTGGAGCTTTTGTTGTTTTCGTTTTTCCTGTACCAAAAATAGCACCATAATCTGATACATTAAAGTGTGAATCTAGAGATCCTTTTACCACACTTGACGAAGTCTTCTGTGCGTTTTGTTGTAATTGTTTAGTTAAACCAGAAAGATTCGCAATTGATGGTTGCGAGCTAGGAGTACCATATTGCGTATTTTCAGGTAAATTAGCCATTATTTTTTAATTAAGATGTAGGAGCATTAGAGATAGTAGAAGCTATAGCGTCTGCATTTTCTTGATCGGTTCCTTTAAATAATTGAGAATATATTGCGTTAGCTGGTTGTCCAAGTGAAGCATAACTTTTTGCTGTAAGATTGATAGAATTATAAAGATCATTTAAGAAGTCGGTTCCTAAAGCACTATATTGTTTCATCCACTTTTCTTTAGTAGATGTATCTGTAAGAGCTGAAGCTGATTTACCTATACCTAAGAAACCTCCGTGTGGATTTACCAGATCATTTACAGCATTTTTAACAGTACTTATTTTACCGAGAACGAAACCTGAAAGAGAATTACTTATACTTCCAAATAATTGGTTTTGAAGAGTTGTTCCCCATGTTTCACTTTCTGTATAACCAGAGTTTGTCAAATCGTCAATCAGGCCTTTAACTTGTTTAACTACTTTTGGATCGTTACCACTATTCTTAAGAGTATTTACTAGACCTCTTCTGATTGTTTCTGTCAAGGCTCTCATATCTCCTTGTTCAATAGCAACCTGTGCATATAAACCAGCTAGACCTTCTGTTCCAACCCTTGTCATATCAAGAGATCCTCCATCTGTAGCTGTTGCTGATTCTGGTTGTAACCACTGTTTAGAATATGTATCTATATCTTTAAGATAATCTGCATTACTTGTTATTTGGCCATCAGAAACTCCAAGAACAGATGAACTGTTTCCATAAAGTTGTTGTTTAAGTAAGGCAAGATTGTATGCTTTTGTAGGAGCATTTTCTAGTTCTGTATAAGCACTACTCATCCTAGTCAAGAGATTATTATATTCGTTCTGTGCCATTGTTCCTTGTCTCGTTAATGCATCACTATAATCTTTATAGATATTATCGTAATTAGATTGTGCTCTTGTAACATCAGCATTGTAATCAGCTACAGCAGAATTTAAGAAATTACCATAACGGGTATTTTGTCTTCCTTTAAGTGTGTAAAGATAATTTAATTGTCTGTTATACGCATTCAAATCAGCAGGATCACTTAAGTCTTTTGTTGTAGCTTGATTTTCTGTTTGTTCAATCATGCTATCAATAAATTTAAGATATTGATCTTTTCCTCTGATATAGTTTTGTAAAGTTGGAACTAAGTTTGTACCTTCTGCTTTCAAATCACTAAGTGATTGTTCCAAAGGTTCTAGATTAAAATCTTTTTTAAGTTTAGCATCTAAGTTAGTTATATACTGGTCTAAACCTCCTCCGAATTTCGCGTCTGCATAATCCATAGCAAAGGCTGTTGCTCCTTCTCCTGAAGCGACTGCTTTTGCGACATCTGCATTTCCTCCTGTTGGAGGCGTGTATGTTGTATCAACTGGAGTACTTGATGATGAAGAAGATTCACCGCTTACACCGCTAACTGCTGGTGCATTGCTTGTATCTGTTTTTGTTCCTCCAGAATTTAATGCATTTTTTACTGATTCAGGTAAGTTATTAATATCTAATCCCGTTTTAGTATCAGTTGCAACTACAGGTGCTTTTATATTTGTTTGAGGTGTAGTATCAGACATAGATGTTGTATCTATTTTTGTCGGTGTATTAACCCCAAAAGATGACAAAGGTTTCGGTGTATAAGGTGTTGATATCTGTCCTAATGAAGCATAACTTTTTGCTGGAGTTTCTACTGTAGAAGGTTTCCAAGAACTACTTACTGAAGCCAAATCTTTTTGCCAATCTGGAGTTGTTGTACTAGGAGCGGGCGTTGCACTAGATGAAGTTGTTTTAAAATTAGGAAGAGCTGGGAAAACCATTAAATTACTGAAATCGGGAGCTGTATAAGGAGTAGAAGCAAGAGTAGACTGAACTCCTCCTTTGCCGTCTTGAGTATTGACACCACCCACTTTTTTCATTATAGAAAGAATTGACTTTGCTTGTTCTCTTTTTGTACTACCTATAGGAGAAGACATCGCTTCTTTGAAAGTTCTTGAAAGTTTTGGATTCGACATGATCGAATGAAATAACTCGTTCTTCTTTTTTATGTTGTCGTTTTGCATATTAAAATTTTTTTATATAAGACATCGGGTTCTTCCATTTACCAAATGCGCTTGCTATTCGTATATCTAAGTGTGTTGGATCTCCTCCAGATGGACTATATGAGTTTCCAGTAGCGCCCATCTTAGCAATTGGTTGTCCTTTTTTTACCACCTGTCCTGGCTTTACATTTGCTCCTTGTAAGTGTCCGTATTGATGCACATTTCCTCCTGTATCTTTAAGTGTAACAACATTACCCATTCCGTTTGTCGTTGGCCCTACAGACGTAACTTGTCCATCAGCAAAAGCAGGAACTGGTGTTCCAGGGGTATTTGCGATATCTACACCAGGGTGCACAGCTTCACCTCTTGTCTTTCCCATAAAAGGTGTTGTAATTTTTCCTGGTATTTTAAGTTTTGTTGTTTTTTGTTGATTCATATTTTTAATAACCTCTTAATTTGGTTAGAAGTTGAGTATTTTGTGTTGCCGATCCTGTATATCCAGTGATGCCGTTTTTCGCTGCTAATGCTGCTCTTGAAGAATATGAAGAATCTCCTCCCGTACTTGTGAGATAATCAACAATAGAAGATCCTTGATATCCTGTTTTTGCTGGAGTTGATGTTTTAACAGGAGTATAAGGGCTTGAAATTACTCCTAATGGAGATGAATTTGCTGGAGTTTGTGTTGTTTTTGGAATAGTAGATTTGGTTGTATCGGACATTGAAGTATCTACTGTAGTTATAGGATTATATGAATTTAACAAAGACGGAGTTGTTGAAGGTAGAGGAATTGAAGGAGTTGTTGTTTTGGCTGGAGTTTGAATCGTAGAAGGAGTAGAGGTAGGCATTGGAGTTGATATTTGACCTAAAGGAGAAGAATTCGCTGGAGTAGGGGTTGAAGATCCAGAATTTAATTTATTTGAAATTGCGGCGGCGGCTGTAGAAGCTGCTTTTGTTGGAGAAGAAACTCCCATAACAGATCCTGAACTTGTAGAAACATTTGTATTTGTAGAAGCAGGAGTTGTTGTGTCTGGAGTACTTGTTTTTGTTAATCCAGTGTCTGTTGGACTTGAACCTGTATCTGTAGGTTTGTCAAGAACATTATTTGGATCTCCATAAGCTCTTTGTTCATCTGTTAAAGCTTTTTGTGTAACTAGAGTTTCAGCTGCATCTTTTGCTGACTTAGCGTTTGCTGCTATACCTGTATAATATTTAGTATAAATAGCACTTCTAAGATTACCGTTTTCATCAAGAATAGAATCATGATATGCCTGGATTTGTGCGTCTGTCATATCAGGATATTTAGCTTTAAGATTAGCAACACTATAAGTATCGGCTACATCAGCAGATGGTTTAAGTAAGATAGATCTAAATTTAGATGGATCTACTCCAGCCGCAGTATCCTCTGCATCCATTTTAGCAATTGCTGTTTTTATGTCAGAAGGTGAGCCTGAAGCCAAAAGAACTTGTATTTCTTTATTATTAGCGTCAGTAACTCTTTGTTCTCTTGCTCTTTGATCATTAAGTCTTAATGTTTTTAGATAATTATCTATAGCTTCGTTCTGTAAACCACTTCCTGCTAATCCTTGAGTTTTATAAGAATCTTCTAATGTATTGATTTGTTTCCAAGCAGTTGCGGCATCATCACTTAATTTAATACCGAAGTTAACTTCAACTTGTTTTTTCCATTCATTATAATTGTAATCTGCAGAAGCTTTTTCTTGTTCACTTGTAGCTTCTAATTGAGAATTTGCTAAGTCATAAAAAGAAGATTTTATATTTGCTACCGCATCTTTAAAAGTTTGTGATGAAGGATCTAATATAGGAACTAACATTTTAAAAGTATCTTCGTCCATATCTGCTCCGTATTTAAGAATCGCTGGATCCATTATTCCCGCAAGATTAAAAGTTGGAATAACTGTAGAAGCAGTTAATTTTGCCTGTTGTCCTTCAGCCGTTGCTGCATATTGGGTTCTTTCAAGGTCAGGATCTATTATTTTAAGACTCTTTGCAGAGGTGTTGCCTTGGGATTCCAATTCTCTTCTTTTCATATCATTCAAAACATCCCCAATCGTATATCCTCCATAAGTTAAGGCATTAACATAAAAAGCGACTACATCTGGTTTAGATGCAATTAAGTTATTTAAAAAGCTTGAATTTATAAGATTTGAACTTGTAGCAGAAGAAACAATAGATTTTTCTATTGCTGTGCTTCTGTCTTCTAGTGACTTATTTTGGTTATAACCATAGTAAGGAGTAGAAGAAGTTGGTGCTGATTCAAGACCTGTATTAAATAAATTTTCTGCCATGTTATTGTTGTTGATTACCTATTTTACCGAACAAACCATCTAGCATTGAAAGCGATCTATTCTCTGCGTTAGGATCTGAAGGTTTTCCATATCTATTTTGTAATTGGCCTGGACTAAATTCTATATTATCCATTGATCCATCGTGTTTCATCCCCTTATCTTTTTCAAGTAAAGTGAATCCCGCAAGCGGACCTCCTGGTGCTAGAGCCTTAGAAGAAACTGTGACTATTGCTCTTTTAGCTGCTTCTGGATCATCAAATGCAGCATCTAATGCTTTTTCGTTTAATATAGGACGTAATACTTTCTTCTTTTTGTCAACTAACCATAATGTTCCTTTATTCGGATCATTCTGTGACATTATTTTTACAAGAGCATGATCTCCCACAAAGAAAGAATTTACTTCTGGAGCGCCTTGTGACATATCACCTTGCATTCCCATAGGACTAGGTCCACCTGTTCCCATCATAGGAGCACCAGACATAGGCATAGCAGGCATAGCAGAAGCTTTAGGAGTCTCTGGTATAGAGTTAACAGCGTTCTTTGTTTGTTTCTTCATCATGTCATTTGCAGCTTTTCTTTGCATCTCAAGAACGGATCTTATTCTTTTAGGATCATTTGGCATATTACTTCTAACCCATTCTGGATCAGGAGCAGGAAGTCCGTATTCATCATAAAGAGAAATGATATCTTGATCACTTAATCTAGGCATTGTAGCCTTATCCACCATCTGTCTATGTTTGATATTTTCTATAGCTTTATTTCCTTCGTCCTGAGTTTTTTTATCATCGTCTTCTTTTCTGTTTATTTCTAAACGTTTCTTGTGGAGTTCCTCCATAAGTTTAGGGAGTTCTGATTGTCCTTTAACTGTCCAATATCCTGTATCATTTTGATTTCTCTCATTCGGTGTAAATCCAAACGATTGAAAAGCCTCAATCACTTGTTCTTTTGTGATTTTCGGTTCTTCCTGAACACTCTTTTGCACGTTTTTTGCTACACTAGAGTATTGATTTGTTTTACCTAAAGAGGACTTTTGTGACATTATTTTTGTTGTTTATTAAGAAATTCCATTAGTCTTTGTAAGATACCAGAGAGTTCTATTACACCACTGACTTCTGCCTTGACTAAATTTACTGTATTACCATCAGTTTCAATGATAATTTGACGCATTTTAGGAGTTTCTTTAACCTCCTTTCCTGCTTCCTTGACTTCTTCTGCATTTCCTTTTTTCTCTTCTTTTTCCATATTTTTATAATTAATATTAATAATGTTCTTATTTTACCACAGTCCAATAGAAAACCCAATATTAAGCATTCCCAATGGTTGTACCTTCTTTTTTGATCTTATTCTCTCTACTCATTTGACTCTGATTTACAACATATTCTGTCATTAAGTCTAGTATTGCCTTGAATTCTATAAGACTTGCGACTTCTGCTTTTACAATATGAACTGATATACCATCAGTTTCAATAATGATCTGTCTTTTAACCTCTCCTTTTAAAACTGCCTCTTTTTTAGGATCTATAACTTTCTCTTCTTCTTTTTCCATAATTTTATAATTAATCTAATAATACTAACATTATACACTATGTAGTGTAACAAGGAATATAATAAGGAGTTCCTCCGACGAAAACTCTTATCTTTGCGTCTTGTACTCCACCCACTGCAGCAAAAACCTTTTCTGCTCCATCAAAAGAAAATGCATATTCTAATCCTGTACTAGAATTGTTTAAATCAAAATCTATTCCTCCAATAGCTGTAGTGCTACTTGTGTGATTATAAATATACATACCACCACCAGAACTTGGACTTATGGCTTTAGTGTGAACAATACTTATTGCGTATCCTAGAGTGTCATGATCAATTTTCAAAGCAGGAGTATAAGAGTTAGATGAATTAGATATATAAATACCTGCCATATTATTAGCACTAGTATGAGTAACGCTTATTCCATATCCATTTGCTGAATAAGCCAAATCTATCCCGTGACCACTGTTATTCCCAGTGGGGCCATCAATTTCAATACTTGTGTTACCTCCAGTATTATTTATAAATATAGGAGTTCCTGCAGATGAGTGATTAATATATAAGCTAGGACTTGCTCCTGAATTTCCTATATAAATTCCTCCAGAACTATGTGTTGCCGTTATTAATTGAGCATAATAATGACCATCATGTTCTATCTCTATACAAGGTTGTGAATTATTTGATCCATTACTTGTTTGAAATATATATGCACCTCTATTAATCACGTCAGAAGCATTTGTATAATAATAACCATAACCACTTACAGTAGATGAAATAAAAATAGCATTTGAAGTGCTTGCATTCATAGTAATTCTAATTGCTTTGTCTACAGAAACTCCACCTCCCATTTGAGTTATAAGTGCATTAGTAGAATCATAAAAATTAATAGTGTTGTCTGCACTAGTAATTACCATTCTTTCTCCTATACCAGATGCTGTTTGTATAACACCTCCAGTAATTGTTCCTCCATTTAAAGTTAAATCTGTTCCATCATATTTAAATATTTTGGTTGCTGAAGAACCTATTTCAAATTTAGGTTTTGTTACGGAGAAATCATACCCCAAAATAAATCCAGCAGTTGCATCTTGACCGAAGTCTGTTTTTCCATAATTAATCATTACATCGCCGTTCCCTGCAGTCGCAGTGATCCCATTAGCTCCAATACTCCAGTAATTTGTAGCAGATCCTATCTTACCCGCTGTAGCAGTTATTGTTCCAGCAAAAGACGCTGACCCATTTATGAGTATTTTTACATTTGCATTAGCAAGAGTTTGACTTGCTTGACATGCATAAAATCCCGTGTCATTCATTAATATACCTGCAGAACTAACAGTGCCGTCTCCAACGGTTGCTGAAGTTCTAATAACCGCATTTGTATTTACATTAAAAGTTGTGTAATTAATAATACCACTAGCAAAAGTTGGTGCAGAACCATCAGTAGGAAGATTAAAAGTAAGACCCAATACAGAGTCATATCCTCTAAGACCAGCTATATCCATGATAACTCCATTTGATCCTATACCTACAGTTGCTCCTGTTTTGATGATACCCGTAGTAGTTCCATATAAACTATCAGGACCTATAGTCCATCCACCAATAAGACCAGTCAACGCTTGAATATTTCCGCTAACATAAACGTTTGTAAATTCAGCATAACCAGTTTGTCCATCAATATAAAAACCGACTTTTTTAGGTTTCCAGTTAGTTGATCTGATCATATTATTGATCCAAAGATCAGCCATTCCTCCATCACTTTTAACTGGTTGAGTCTCTACGCTTCCATTGTCAATACTCCCATCGGTCTCTTCTGTAGATCCCGAGTTATTTGTTAGAGAATTTCCACTAGATGTATCAACTGAACCTGATGACGAAGTTGGATCTCCAATGTTAATAGTAGATCTATCCATATACACACCGTATGGACGATCTATATATTCATAGTTTTGGTTTGATGAGTTTGCCATATTTTTTTATTCATTATCCATGTTTTCATCTGTTGTTGGTAGAGTTACAAGAGTCATACGAGATAATTTACAAATTTGAGGACTTGAATCTCTTATAGACAAACTTACAAGTCTGCAGTAAGGAGGTTTACCTCTGGAACTATCTTTATCAGTTATTTTTACAACAGAAAGACCTTTGGTTATTTTACCCTCTACTGGATAATATTCTTCGTTGTTTTCTAAGTTCACAAAAAGTTGCATACCAGAACCTCTTTCTACTTCTGTCATTAAGGCAATTAGTTTGCTTGAATATTCAAAAGCCTGAGTTGAAGAAGCATTCGCCTGTACCCCAACAGTTAATTTATTCGTATCTACTCTAAAATGTATTGGTGATCCATCGTCTGTTTCTCCATTAAGAAATTCTTTAACAGCGTGATTGCCTGAAGTGTCCGTAAATTCCAATCTTCCAGAATCAGTTGCCTCAACAAAAGTAGCAAATTCAGATGCTTTAACATTTGTATGAACATACCAATTTTGTTGAATAATATTAAATTCGACACAAACATCTTTAAGTATTTTATCAATCGATCCATCAGGTTTATATAAAGTAACATCTCCAAGAGTAAAGAAGATGTTTCTTCCTTTCTTTCCTGCAGCAGAAGTTTCTTTACCTATTTTAGTTGCACCCGTGATGTATTTTTCTATTTTATTTGAAATTAATTGTGGTACTCCCCCTGTTGTTGCATATATACCAGTGTAGTGTAGGAAGTACATTGTACCTATCATTTTTACATAACCTTTTCTAGAAACACATCCAACATCAAGATCAAAGTTTTCTAAAGTATAATCATTCCACGAGATCATAGAATTTTTATTAGCAGCAAACATAACGTTTCCTATATTTGTAAGTACGGTAATAGCATCATTCTCTCCTCCAGAAAGTTTAAAAGTATCGTATTGTTTTACATCACGTCCTGAAGTAGATGGGTTATTTATCCATCTGAATATTTTTGAACCGTTGAATGTGCCCGCAATCCAAACTTCATCAGAAGCAAGGAGATTAGGTGTACCTGTCCAAGTTGCAACCACACTGTCTTCATTAACTAAAGTAACAGTTATTGTAGTTATTAAGGTATTTCCTCTATAAATATCATATTGATTTGCTCCAGAATCTGCATACATATATTTTGTTTCTGTTAATTTAACAGTAGATCCAGAGGCGGCTAATGGCATATCTTCATTAAGAAGACAGACAATACCTAATGGATAAGAAGAACGTAGAATAGTATTTTTATATCTAACTCCACTATGAATAAAGTCAGCCATGTATAATCTATTTTTGTAATAATTTATTCTAGAAGCTGGTGGGGTATTATAAAGATGACCGCCTCCAGTTGTTGAAGTCGTAACTGTAACACCATCACTATTTATATATCTATTTGGAGAGTTCTGATTTACAAGAAAAACACATCCTTCTGCATATGTATAGTCAAAAGTTCCTCCTGGAATATTTGTTCCATTACCTGTCAAAGGAATCCATTGATTACTATTATTAATATAATAAATAGTAGCAACTGTTCCAGTATTATTATTAACAACATCAGTTAAAGAAAGGTCGTCTTTGACAAGGATAGAAAGGGATGTTGGAATATAAGTTTCAGCCATAAGAATAGTCTCAGAAATATTAATAGAAAGAGTTGAGTTTTCGGCAACACTGATTCTATATAAACCTTGATTTGCAGCATTTTGAAATGAAAATAAACCGTAATTATTAGTAGTAACAAAAGGTTTTCCAACTGAGTTAGTACCTAAAACAGTTTGACCACCTCTTTTTTCAATAGTTCCAATAATAAGAGAACGTGCATTTTCAACATGTACGAACTCTGTCTTTTTTGCCATGTTAAAACTAACTAACGAATTAACGCCTTCAAAATATGGAATTATAAGTCTTTGTTGTTTTGCACCAGGTTCTAACATGTTATTTTGTTACTTTTTTTAAGATTATCTCTCCACCACATAGGTTGTAAATTTGTATAATGTACTGCTTTTAGAAATTGTTCTCTATCAGTTAAATCAAAATTAGCCAAAGGTACTTTATGATCTATCCACCACCCTTTCATTGTCCAATTCTCCCATGTCATGCCCGTAGTAAACTGATTTTCTAGATATTTTTTAAGTTCTGGAATAGTACAACCTAGATCTCTTATAGCTGAACCTGACTTCGCATTGTCTTTAATGGCCATATAGAGTCTTTTACGTAATGATTTGGTCAGTTTATATTGGATATCTTTTTTAATTCGTTCTTTGTCATATCTTATTTTATTTATTATGATTTTTCTCTTATTTTTTGTATAGTATTTTTTATCTTTTTCTTGAAATTTTTCAGGATTTTCTTTGCGAGAATTAAATCGGTCTTTTAATATTTTTTCTCTGTTTTTAATATAATACCCCTTTTTATTTTTACTAATTTCTTCTTTATGTTCTGTATTATATTTTTTAGCTTTAACTGAAAGTTTTTCCTTGTTTTTTTTGTTGTATTCTTTTCTATACAACTTCCTTTTTAATGGGTTTTTAAGAGGCATATAATTTTATACATTACTTTGTCTTTGAATTCCCCACGCATCCAAGTTAGCATCACGTTTGACGCTAGCAATAATCATATCGTTGATTCCATTTGTATAGGATTCAAGATACATTTTGTACTGTGGGTTTTGAAATTTTTGAAAGGCTCTATAAAGCATATAGTCCTTTATTACATATTCTCCTCCATTTGGAAGATCTACTTCATCGGTATTAAGAGACAACCTCGTTGCTCTTTTTTGATATATATAACTATAAGTTCCTCCTGCAACTGGGGTTGGTATGATTCCAAGCTTGAAACCTCTTATATAATATCTAGGACCAATTCCATTGAAGGAATATGCTTCTCTTAGAGGTATATATTCTATATCTCGTTTATTGAAACCCCATGACCCTGGACTTGTCGGATCGGTAATAACGAAAGCTATCAAGTGATCAAAATCAGTAGGAAGATCATATTCAATTTGACCTGCTACTAAAGTAAGTGTTGTAATAGCGGAAGATGAATATTCAACATTTGTTAGGTTAAGTTTGTTTCTCATTCTACCGTAAGCTTCAGAAGCCCATGAAAGAGCGTCCTCTCTAGTGACTAATTTTAATTCTTTGTTGCTCAACATACTGAAGAAATCAGCCAAGATTTGCTCAGTCATATTTGATTCAAATCCTATATAAGGAATATAGTTTGAAACCTGAGAGTAATTTGTAGTATTTGAATTGTAGAAACAATACCATCCATATCCTGTTGAGAATGTTTCATCGCTATAGGTCGTAAACCAATCGCTAGGTTGAAGATCTATAAATCCAGTTAGAGGAACTGCAGTTCCGATATCAAAAACGTCTGTAAGTGTATGGAAAAAACGAACTTGATTATAAGGAAGTATACTTACACGAGTGCTTTCAGCATGGGCAAATTTTGTAGGAGTAGTGATTGTAATAACCCCAGTATTGTTATTTACACTTTGTATTTGTACAACTTCAGCATCTTCAGCTCCAAAGTTGCTCAAAAGTAGATATGCATTAGTTGCATAAGCTGAATCTGTAGCGTTTAACACATTAAAACAGGTAATACCTGATAGTTGGTTTGTAACCAAGTAACTATATTTACTTGACAGTGTTAATCTTCTATTGTCTGCTTCTAAAATTATCATTTGTTTTAATTAATTAACTATTAAATTATATTCTACCATAGTCCTACTTAAACTTACAGTGACCTTGACTTGCCCCCGATGGGACTTCTTCCATACATCATTTTGAAAGATTCCATATTAGGATATCCCGATACATTAACTGAATCATGAACTTTTATACTCAAATTAAGATCTTGCACCTCAACTGAGTCAAAAACATATATATCTCCTAGTTGTGTGTTGTCCAGAGAGGTCTCTGAGACATTAACAGAATCACTAACAGAAAGTATCAAATCTCTAATTTGGTCTATGTTTTCCGATATATTAATAGAGTCAACCACAGACACAGGCATCGCCAAGGAATCATTGATATTTGTTGAAATATTAATAGTTTCAATACTATTGATGCCCCCCAATTGGCTATTTGTGATCCCTGTTACTGGGTTTGATATATTAATTCGGTCATTGACTGAAGATATAAGTAGGGGATCTCCATAAACCTCAAAAAGTAAAGTATCGGCTGCGGTGCTCCCCCAAGAACTTCCATCTGAACTATAACACCTATCTCCAACTGCATTTGTGCTACTATAACCGATGTTTACTGTGTTTGTATTAACTTCTCCTGCAGTTACATGAAAAACAATACAATAATAAGTTCCACTAGTTAAAACCTTCTTATTTGCTCCAGTAAAAGTAAAAGTTTTTAGAACATAATCTGTCGGTTGCCCATTATCCTGAGTCAAACCTAAAGATGATACGGAAACAACATCTGAAGTCGCAAGTGGAGATCCTGTAGGCTTCATACTGCTATGATAAGAACCTGACGAAGCATAAAGATACGCCATCGCGTTCCCAGTCGGAGTTCCATTTTTCGCTAATGAAAATTTACAGCTACTTAAAATATAATTTGATCCAGCAAGAAAAGACTCACCAAAATATATTGGTCCACCAAAATCAGGGTATAACTGATCTGCTCCATTTAATGTTTCACTAAAACTTGTAATTAATGTTGCCATATTTTTTATGAATCCCAGTTAGCACTTCCTACAGGTTGACCTTTACTTCCTGAACTTGCCTGTGGATCTATTCTACTTGAAGAACTTGTAAAATTCATCATCCTTCCTTTTGCTGTCGGTGCTCTATTTAATTCTGAATCAGTTTTACTTACAGGTTTAAATACAGATCCAGTAGCAATTACTTCATCAAGTCCCTTAGAAGCTTTTGGTTTGCTTCCTCCAGGAGACGGTGAAAATCTAAATGATTCTAATATCAATAATTCACTTATATTTACTTGATCTGAAACATTTAATGGAGAAAAAGTTTCATTAAGTATATTTTCACTAATATTTGTCTCATCTATAATATTGATATCTCCTAATTGAGCATTTTCAATAGAAATTATTTCTGTTGAATATATTGTGTCTATTACAAAAAGAGAAAGAATTCCAGTGTCTGTAAAATTTTCTGAGATAACAACAGAATCAATTAAATTAATATCTCCCAATTGTCCTAAATTGGTGATGTTTTCAGAGATATTAATAGTGTCTATGCTTACTAAAGAAGTTTCTCCAGAGTTGATTATCTCTTCTGTAATATTTACAGAACTAAATACATTTATTCCACCCAAATCTGGAGAATTAAGAGTTACTTCTTCTAAAATGTTTATGGAATCGCTTATCTCTATATAAGAAAATAATAAACCGTTGTTATCCTCTGAAAGATTAACTTCATCAAATACAAACAAATTAATTTCTTCCAGACCACTGTTTTCTTCTGAGATATTTACAAGATCAAATACATTCAAATTATAAAAATCAAAGAAAGAAGATATGGTAATTTCTTCTGAAATACTAATATTATCAACTGTAAATATATTAATTTCTTCTGAACCAGTTGCTTCTTCTGAAATATTAATTTCATCAAATACAAAAGCATCGATTTCTTCTAGACCTATCGATTCTTCTGAAATATTTACAAGATCAAACACATCCAAATTATAAGCACTGGATGACTCAGATATAATAACTTCTTCTGAGATATTTACATCATCACCAATATTAACATCATATATCAAAAGTTCCCCATTATATGAATATTTAGGTGAATTGTATCCTATTCCTATTTCGTTATATGTAATCATGTATTTTAAAAGAATCCTGCTATCTTGCCTACAGGTTTTGAATCTCGACCTTGTCCTACAAGTTTAACACTAGTACCTCTTCCTACAGGTTGCATCTTGTTTCCCTGTGCAACTGGTTTACTATCTGAAGGTGAAAATCTGAATGATTCTGAAACAATTGATTCTGAGATGTTTATTTGATCTAAAACACTTATATCATAATAAAAACCTAATCTTATATCAGAATCAATCTCAATTTCATCAAAAACATTAATATCTCCAAGTTGTCCGTTATTTTCAACATTCTCTGAAATTTCTATATTTTCTGCTACTTGTATTCCAGTAAGAAGTAAATCTACCAATTCAATATCCGATATTGAGATTGAATCGTATATATTTATATCTCCAAGTTGTGGGTTAGAAAGGATTACATTTTCTGAAATATTTATACCGTCAGAGACGTTTATACCTCCAAGTAGAGGGTTCTCCTGATTATCGGTATCCAAAACATTGACAGAATCTGAGACATTAATTCCTCCCAAATAAGAATTACCCAAGATAATATTTTCTGAAATCTCAACCAAATCTTTTACTGAGATCTCTTGTTCTCCTGTATCTTGGAAATTTTCAGAAATATTTATCGTATCAAAAATGTCGATTCCTCCTAATTGAGAATTTTCTACAGTTACTTCTTCAGAGATCTCAATTGAATCGTATTTGTCTATACCTGACTCCAAATAATCAACTATTCCGATATCATCAGAAACATTAATATCTCCTAGCTGAGAATTTTCTAAAGTAACCGATTCAAGAATATCAATAAGATCAAATACAGAGACTTCTTGTTCTCCTGTATCTTGGAAGTTTTCAGATATATTGATTATGTCGTTGACAGAAACATTCAATTCTCCTGTATTTGTAATATTTTCTGAAATATTTACATTATCAACAATATTTATATCTCCTAACTGAGAATTATTTATATTTAAATATTCAGATATGTTTACAATTTCTATAATATTTATAGATCCTAATTGCGAGTTACTTAATGCTACATTATCTGAAATATTTATAGAATCAGTAGCAAAAATATTTCCAAGTTGAGTTCTTATGACCAAATCTTCTGAAATATTTATAGAATCAGTAGTAGAGATATCTCCTAACTTGGAGTTATCCAATACGACTTCTTCTGTAATATGAATCACATCGTCAACAATAATAATGAGACTTCCTCCACCTGTGCCGAAATCAACAATATCTACTTCATCTGAAACGTTGATTCCTCCTAGTTGAGAATTTGAAACGATGACTGACTCTGAAATATTTACTGTATCTATTACTGAAGTGCTTAATATCCCCGCGTCTGTAAAGTTTTCTGAAATATTTATGTTGTCTACAACAGAAATATCCCCTAACTGTCCAGTTAGATTTACATTTTCAGATATATCTATTGTGTCGTAAACACTTATTCCTCCTAGATTTGAGTTAGAAACGGTAACTGATTCAGAAATGTTGACTGAGTCTGAAACGTTAATACCTCCTAGATTTGAGTTAGAAACGGTAACTGATTCAGAGATATTTACTGAGTCTGAGACGTTGATACCTCCTAGATTTGAGTTAGAAACTGTAACTGATTCAGTGATGTTTATTGAATCGTATACTGAAATATTCTCTTCTCCCATATCTACGACATTTTCTGATATATTGATGGTGTCAAAAACTGAAGTATTCAATACTCCTGTGTCTGTAAAGTTTTCAGAAATATTTATCGTGTCATAGATATTAATATTTCCTAGTTGTGAGTTTAGAACAATTACTGATTCTGAGATATTGATGGTATCAAATACTGAAGTATTCAACACTCCTGTATCCGTAAAGTTTTCTGAAATATTTACTGTATCCGAAAGATTAATATCTCCTAACTGAGAGTTTGAAATGGTAATTGTTTCTGAGATATTTACTGTGTCAGAAACATCAATGTTACCCAACTGAGAGTTTGAAATAGTAACTGACTCAGAAATGTCCACTGTGTCATAAACATTTATATCACCTAATTGAGAGTTTGAAATAACAACTGACTCTGAAATATTTATTGTGTCAAAAACTGAGATAGAACTGAATCCTGTATCTGTAAAGTTTTCTGAGATATTTATTGAATCTGAGACATTAATATCTCCAAGATTTATAGAGGAATTGGTTGATTCTGAAACATTAATTGAATCATAAACATTAATAGTTCCTAGTTGAGTATTCGTGACTATAAATGATTCTGAGATATTTACTATATCTATTATATTAATTTCTCCAAGAGTAGTTGAAGAAATAATTGATTCTGAAATATTTATTGTGTCTGATACGTTTATGTTTCCTAGTTGAGAATTTGAAATTACAACTGACTCTGAAATATTTATGGTATCTATTACTGAGGTACTTAATACACCTGTATCTGTAAAGTTTTCTGAAATATTTATTGAATCTGAAACATTTATGTCTCCTAGTTGAGAGTTTGAAACAGTAGTTAATTCTGAGATATTTATAGAATCATATACATTAATTTCTCCTAATTGAGAGTTTGTAAGTGTAACTGATTCAGATATGTTTATAGAATCATATACGTTAATTCCTCCTAGCTGAGAATTTGAAACAACAACCGATTCAGATATATTAACTAAATCAACAACTGAAATATTTGAGACTCCAGTATCTGTAACATTTTCTGAGATGTTTATTGAATCTACAACGGAAATATCTCCTAACTGACCAGTTAGACTGATACTTTCAGAGAAATTTATTGAATCAAAAACGTTGATATCACCTAACTGAGAGATTGAAACTATGACTGATTCAGAGATATCTACTAAGTCTGAAACGTTGATACCTCCTAGATTTGAGTTAGAAACTGTAACTGATTCAGAGATATTTACTGAATCCGAAACGTTGATGTTTCCTAGACTTGAATTAGAAACACTTATTGATTCAGACATATTTATTGAATCAAAGACATTTATTCCTCCTAACTGAGTATTTGTAAGTGTAACTGATTCAGAAATATTAATAGAATCGTAAACAGAAAGAGAGAATAAACCTGAATCTACAAAATTCTCAGAAATATTTATTGTGTCAAAAACATTAATGTCTCCTAATTGAGAATTTGAAATGGTAACTGACTCTGAAATATTTATAGTGTCATAAAGATTTATATAAGAAAGTATAGAATCAGTTAAATCTTCTGAGATATTTATTGAATCATATATATTTATTCCTCCTAACTGAGCGCTTGTAAGAGTAACTGATTCAGAAATGTTTACTGAATCATAAAGATTTACATCTCCAAGAGGAGATCTAACTACAACTGACTCAGAGACATTAATTGAATCAGATAAAACATCGTCACCATATATTCCAAAAGCAAAACCTGGTGTATCTCTTGTCCAAGTCCCTCCAGAATAATATGCAGAATCTCCCACTGCAGTTGACTGATCAATTGGAGCAAAAGTCTGGAAACCATAATCTCCAGTTGTTGACTCAACGGTCATGTAATAATGACCTGGAGCTAGAGAAATTATATTAGCTCCAGAAAATGTGAAGGTTGTGTAAGGACCTGGGAATGACCAATTAAGCGTATTAGCCTCTATTTGGTCTGATACGGCAAGTAATGTGCCTGGGATAGAATTAACCCCGTAGGTGCCAGAATCTGTGTAAATACGGGCTGTTAGATAACCTGTGCGTCCTCCATTTCTATACAAATAACGACTTGTAGTTCTTACTCTTGTTGTTTGACTGATTGTAAATGTTTCCCCAAAGGCATAATCTGTATAACCTATTCCACTATTTGTAAGATTTAAAGCATAATAATCAAGTAAGGTTGTGGTACTAGTTATATACAAAAATCCTTCATCCACTATATTTTCAGAAATATTTATATCATCTCCAACATCTATTGATAAATCATTAATAGGCGGAAGAACTGAAACACTTTCAGATATATTAATATCTTCTCTTGGATGTCTATCTTCAGCAACATAAAAAATAAGATCGTCATTTGCACCTATTCCAGGTAAACCAACCCAATTACCTCCTAATTTAACAGATGCATTACCTGGATGAGTTGGAGAGCCCAAATCACTGTAAATTAATAAGGTTCCACTTGTCGGAGTAGACTCAATTGTTATTACATAATATTGACTTGCTGTAAGTGCTATTTTATTTATTCCCGAGAAATTAAAATAGATTATTCCATTTGAAGCAGGAATCGTTGAAATGTCTATTGAATCAGAAGTAGCAAGTAATGTATCTGGTATTGAATCATAACCAAACGTTCCTGTCATCGTGTAGATCTTTGAAACTACAGTTCCTGTTGCTCCATTACCATTTAGATAGAATCCAGAAAAATCTAAGGTTCTATTTGCTTTACATAGGAATGATTGTCCGAAGAATTGAAAACCGTAGAATGTACTATTTGCATGAGTATAATCATAACTATCTATGTAATTAAGATTTCCAATGTCTCCAAGTTGTCCTGTGTTTGTTACACTTTCAGAGATATTTATTACATCATAACTAATAACTATTAAAGGATTAACTTGGTATGATTCAGAAATATTTACTGTGTCATATGTATTTGCATATAAGAATGGATTTTCTATAGTAACGGATTCAGATATATTAACGACATCGTTTAATATTGGATGACCGTGAGCAATAAAGACAGTATTATAATTTTGTAACGCAGTCCAAACACCTCCACTCTGAGAAGCAGAATTACCGTTTGTAAAATTCTCTGGTGTATTAGCTGAGACTACTGGGTTGTTAGATGCTCCTCCACCTGGAAAATCAAAAACTAAGAAATAATCTGTATTTTCACTTAATGAAATTCTATTACTTCCTGAAAATGGGAAATTAAAATACGCACCACTTCCGCTATATGGAGGTAAAGTAGAAGCTTCAACTGAATCTGATGTAGCCAAAGCACTCCCTGTAGGAACAGCATCAACTCCATATGTTCCCGTTGAAGCATATATTTCGACATAAATAGGTCCTGAAGGAGCGTTAAATTTAGCCAAAAGAACATCAACACTATCCAAGATCATTGAAGTTGTGCTCTTTGTCCCCTGTGCCCACGCATGATTAGCATACAAACCTCCATACCATGCGCCAGATACAGTAGTAAAACTATCGTAAATAACGACATTTTTAATTATGTCTCCTAACTGTCCTGTATCGTTGGGAACATCTGAAATATTTAATGTATCGTAAAGATTAATTCCTCCTAACTGAGTACTTGAAAGAGTCTTTGATTCAGAAATATTTATTGTATCTACGACAGAAACAGCTAGGGGTTCTTCAGAATTTTCACTTTCAGATATGTTTATGGAATCAAAAATAGATACGCTTAATGGTTCTTCTACATTAATACTTTCTGATACATTTATTGAGTCATATACATTTATTCCTCCTAACTGAGCGTTTGTAAGAGTAACCGATTCAGAAATGTTTATTGAATCATAAAGATTTATATCTCCAAGTTGAGATTCTGTGATTGTTTTTGACTCTGATATATTTACTGAATCATATAGATTTATTCCGCCTAGATTTGGATTAGAAATTGTAACTGACTCAGAGATGTTTACTGAATCATATAGACTTATATTTACGTCAAGAGTTTCTGTAATACTTTCTGATATATCTATTGAATCATATATATTTATTCCTCCTAGATCTGGATTAGAAATAGTAACTGATTCAGATATATTTACTGAGTCATCTTTATTTATTCCTCCGAGTTGAGAATTTGTAACAATTACATCTTCTGAAGTATCTATTGAATCATATAAATTAATACTTCCTAGTTGCCCTGTTCTAGTTATAGATTCAGAAATATTTATATCGTCATGAACATTTATTCCGCCAAGTTGCCCTGTTCTAGTTATAGATTCTGATATATTTATGTCATCGTGAACACTAAGAGGTAGTATGGGACTTGCTGAAATGGTTACGTCAGCATCTTCTGTAATATTAATAGTTTCATATTTAAGAAATTGGGTAGAGATAATTTCAACTTGTGGAACACCGTTATAAACTGCAAAATAAAGATCGTCAGTATAACCAGTCCATGTTGTGCCGTTGGAAGAACCACATCTATTTCCTCCTGCTCCAGTTCCTCCACCTCCTATTTGTAAATAATTACCTCCATCTCCCCCTGGATAGTAAAAAACTAAACAATAATAAGTTGCCGCCGACATGAGATATCTACCCGCTACTTCAAAATCAAAAGAGACTTCTTGAAAAGCAGAAGTTGAAATAGTTTGTACATTTACCCCTTTAGAGGTAGCAAGAGCAGCACCAGTTGGTTTACCTGAAGTCGTTCCGTAAGTTCCCGTGTGCGCGTATAATTTAGCATAGATAAAACCTGTAGGGTTAGTGTACCTTTTAAAATAACCTATTCCTTTCCCTAAAATACCAGCATTGGTATTTGTAAAAGATTGACCTGAATATGGAGCGGCACTATAAATAGTTAAATAACCTGGTGCAGAAAGATAATTTTCAATTAAATAAGTTACATAAAGAGGTTCAGCAGCAACATTTAAATCATCATGAACTTGAATTTCAAGATAATGAATTACCGTTGTAGATTCTGATATATTAATTAATTGGTTTTGATATGTTTCTCTAGCGTTAAGAACTTTTAATTCAACCCAACCTTCATTAATAAAAATACTTTCTATTCTACTTACGTACTCTATAGGTGTAGTTAAAGCAACAGTAATACTCTCTGAAATATTAACTTTTTCAGGTATAAAAACTTGTCTTTGGACGAGATCTTCTATTTTTATTCTATCAAAAACCGAAAGGGGCAAAGAAATTGCGACTTTAACATCTTCCCTTATTTTTGGAGATTCAAAATTATATCCTTGCCATTTAGTTGCTGTCCCCACCGTTAATCCAGTAGGTGCTTCCTGAATACCTATATCATCGTGAACATAGATATTTATATTATTAGGATCGTTTATTTCTATAGAATTGAATACATGAGATGTCCCAGAATTCCAACAATATAATCCTCCAAGAACCCACATATTTCTTTCTGTTACTCCAGAAACAGATCTAACAAGAACTCCATCAAGCCAGAAGGTAATATTCCCGTTTAGATCGTAAATAATTTCATAAGTTCTTTCTACTGTTCCGTATCCTGAACCTATCGCAATTTGTGTTGTTCCTGCCTGTGTAATCAAAACACCTGAAGATTCCCATCTATATAAGAAAGAATAACTATTTGTAGGACCTGAAAAACCGATGTTATAATAAGAACCTGCTGTCGAGGTAAATTTGGCAATAAATTTAATAGACATTCCAGGATTAATCAATGGAACTCTATAATTTATTGAAGATCTAGGACCACTTCCCGTTAATCCAGTTAGAGTCAAAAGACCCCCAGAAGCCGCCCATTGAGCTGGAAAAGTGGGTTCTGCCCAGTACATAAGATCAAGAACATTTAACTTAGTATTACCGTTAAATGGTTCAAACCATGGTGTTGCTGGTGGAAAAACATCAACAGAATCAACATTCATGATCATTCCTGAGTCATAAACGTTACCGAATTGGACTTTAAGATCTGAATCTAAGATTGCAGTAAGTGATCTATAAACAAGAGCTCCATCAATAAAAAAGTTTGCAAATCCATTAGGTAACCATTCTATTTCAAAATTGTGTTGTGTAGCGTTAGCTACTATTCCAGTATTAAAATAAGTGTTTACAGTTCCATTGTAAATTTGGATATAAATATATGTTGCTCTATCCCAAGTCTGAGCAAAGGCGATAGTATCTGTTGGACCTACAAAACCTAAAGCGTGTCCGCTCAATGCAGTATCTGGACAGTTTGCTCTAAAAGAAAGAGTTGTACCAGGACCAAAAGTATCATTGCTTCTAACTATACAAGTGGGGCTTCCTGCTCCTCCACCAGTAAGTTTAAGCATTCCACTAGCAATAGTAACGTTACCCGCGTATGTCCATTCCGCGGTGTTTATAGGTAAACTATCAAATGTGTCTATTAATCTCGGTACGATCGACATATCAATATATTATCATAGTGCTTTAGCCGTTCTCCCTCTTAGAATACAAAAAAGACGCCTAGCGGCGTCTCTTTTGAGAGATCTCTATATATATGGGGCTTAGGAAATGAAAATGAAACCTAACCCCGTCTAAGCATAGCATAGTGCAAACGAAAAACCACCCAAAAACGAGTGGTTTTCGGTAGGTAACCCCTAATCTTTCCTACTGGGGAGATTTTGGATCACCTCCTTTGTCTTTGAATTCGTCTGTGTGTTCTTTTGCCCATTTCTCTGCACCTCCGTTTTCGGCGTAATGTTTCAACAACCAATCTGGGTGGTAATAGAGTTCGTCATCTGAACAACAATGTTCGACGCGCGTGGTGTGGCGATTCAAAGGATTTGTTAAGGCGTCAATGATTTGAGCTACATTGTAGCCTTTTAGATCAAACATTTGACACCTCCTATGAGTGAATTTAATTTCCGAAATCAGCAGTCAAGCATATTATTAATTTAGAACGTCTTTATCTCACCAAAACTACAATCAGAACTTGCACAACCTAGTATGTTACTTGGTGCACTTCCTCCTACTGCACCGCCTAGACTTGCTGAGGCTGAAGTCAAAGTATAATTTTGACCGTCAGTTGTTCCTGATGAACAATAACCTATAGTGTTTACTGCGTTAGATGTTGATCCTCCACAATACGTGATATTTGGGTTATATGTTCCGTAAGTCCAGTAATAATAAGGCTGATACCATGGTTGGTTGATATAAATTGGGGTTTGAATCGTCTTTATTGTTTCAATAATTTGTGTTCTACTTGCCAATTTCTCTATAGTTTCGCGCAAGAACTTAATCTCGCTCTCTAAACTCTTCTTGTCTCTTTCTTCGTCAGTCTCGCTAGTAAATAAAATCTCTCTTGCTTCTTCTTTTGTTAGAATTGGCTTGGCACCTTCGGTGAGTTTTAACACTTCATCGATTGTGGGGAGCTTTGAAAGTCTCCACTTTAATTTTGTCGTCATCTTCTTGTTATTTATTAACTTGACCGTTGATTTCGGGAATTAAATTTTGAAAGAACTGATCCTTTTATATTTTATCATAGTACTAGCTCTTCGAGTAGGATTCGGACCTACGATCTATCGCTTAACAGGCGATGGCTTTACCACTAAGCTATCGAAGAATATGCTGGGGAAGATGGAATCGAACCACCATTAATCGCTTCAGAGGCGATCTTACTACCTTTATAAGATTCCCCAATTTGTACTTTCTAACTGCTGGGGATCTTGGGTTCGAACCAAGCTACACGGCTTCAAGGGCCGTTGAACTACCAACTATTCTAATCCCCAATTTACCATTTTTTACCTTTTTTTCTAGCAGTTAATCTCCACTTTTTTCTAACCTCATTATAAGCATTCATACAAAGTCTACATCTACATTTATGATGTCTATACATTGAATACATTCCATGTTTTGATTCCCCGTTATCAATCTTATTCTTTTCTTTGTGACATATATGACAAAGTAATTGACACTTAGAAACTTCTAATAAAACTTTTTGTATAGAATAAGACCATTTTTCTGTTATGGTAAATTTTTTTGTTTTAGGATCAATATGATCAAACTCTAATCCTTCTTTACTTCCACAAACAACACATTTTCCTCCTAATAATTCTATTAATAAACTAATTCTTTTTTTATAATGTCTTATCATTAGTATATCCTACCATAATACTTTAAAATGTCCTACCCTGCGGGCCGAGAAGGACTTGCACCCTCATTTTCCGCTTTGGAGACGGAAGTGTTTCTATTACACTATCAACCCAATGGGTAACTATTGGGAATTGAACCCAACCTAAGAGTTTCACAAACTCCTGTGCGAACCGATACACTACAGTCACCATGTGCGTAAAAGAGGACTCGAACCTCTAACTCCTTTCGAAGACAACATTTTAAGTGTTGCGCGTATACCACTTCCGCCATTCACGCATTGTGCACGAAAGAGGACTCGAACCTCTAGATCTTGGTTTTTGAAACCAATACGTTTACCAATTTCGTCATTCGTGCCCTGAGCCTCTCGTTAGAATCGGACTAACGTCTAAAGTTTACAAAACTATCGTTCTACCATTGAACTAGAAAGGCTTAATGTGACCGTCATCGACAAGAAACCGACACTACGTCACATGTGCACAAAAAGGGACTCGAACCCCCACCCCCTTTCGGAGATCAGTTTCTAAGACTGATGCGTATACCAATTCCGCCATTCGTGCAGAGTTCCACAATTAATTGCTAAGTTAATTAGCCTATCAAGTACCTTAAAAAAGGTACAGTGGAACTATATTGTCCAATCCGAAGATTGGAGTGTGCCATGAGATGGAATCGAACCACCGTGTCCTGTGCTTCAAACAGGAGTTTTACCATTAAACTATCAGGGCTATAATTCACTATAACATCCCTACTCTTGTTAAATGGCTCTGACGAGCTCCAGGGTTTTATATTTATAGTGGTGGCATCCGAGCCCCCGCTTACGCGGTGACTTGGCAAATTCGAAATTGGAACTTTTACTTTCAGCCACTTATCCAACTTCTAGAGAACCTAGTAACAAGACGGTTCCCTTGTGAGCATCGAGCTGGAATCGAACCAGCGCATGATAGTTTTGCAAACTATCGTCTTACCACTTGACTACCGATGCTTGGTGCATGTAGTTGGAATCGAACCAACAGTGCCCGCGGGCGAAGGTTTTACAGACCCCTAGAATTCCACTATCTGATACATGCGTAGCAGGTAGGAGAATCGAACTCCTTTGAAGAGGTTATGGGCCTCCCGACTTAACCATCCGTCTCACCTGCGATAAACTATTCAATTGTCAGAGAACTAGGGATCGAACCTAGGCCGTATGTTTCCAGAACACAAATGCTTCCGCTACACCATACTCTGATAAAGAACTGAGGGCAAGGCTGGTATCGCACCAGCTTCATTTCGGGGTATTAGCACGACGCTCTACTCTTAGTCGCTACCTGCCCTTATTTTAACTTAATATTTGATGGAATGTCAAAATCTTTTCTATCTATCCTTCTCAAAAAGGCTCTTATATTCCTATGAGGTTTATAATTCCATCCTTTCTGTTTGTATTTATTTATATCTTTATTTTTCATTACGCTATTGCAGAACATAATAGGTTGGATGGTCCGTAGCGAGCGGAGTCCATTAGTTTCATTCTGCTACCTGCGGGACTAGCGGGAATCGAACCCGCACTTAATGTTAGACAAACAATAGTTCTGCCACTAAACTATAGTCCCAATAAATATATCATATCACATTAAAAAATAAAAACAAAAAGTCCTTCTTAGGCTCAAATTTTGCGCGAAGAAGGATTAATGTCCCCTGATGGGGCTAAACGGCTATGCCCAAACAAGCTATTCGTCGTTCAGACCTTAAAGATTTCTCTCTAAAACCCTCCGTAACGAGACTCTTAACCTTCTAAGGCTAAGACTTATAGCGAGTAAGTGTATTTAGCCTTGATTATTTGATTGTACTGGTACTCCAAACTTTTGTAAAAGAGCTACTACGATTTGAAGTAATGCTCCTATACCAACAAGAATAAGTCCTGTCTGTGTAGAGGTTGAGATCTGTGTTAGACCTGCACCCATAAGCAAACTTCCTGCCATTGCGATCGTTAAATTCTGATTATTATCCATATATTTGTCTTAATATTATTAAACTCTTCGGACCGACTCTTACTTTCCAAAGATTCTTCTCATTTTGAAAATCATATATACCGTGTGCAACTTGCCACTTTATCGTAGCTTGTGCTGTCAGTGTCAAGAAGTTACCTGTACTTGGAACTGAATTCAACATGAACTTTTCGTACTTAAGTATATCCTGAAAAGATTTTACGTCAAGGTTGTTTCTCATTCCGTAATTTAACGGTGTAAAGAAAGTATGTTTTGGTTTAATTACATCTGCATGATTGTTTGGAAGTGGAAGTAAATAACCCGCTCCATAACATCTTTTTATAAGGAACGATTCTGTAATAATTCTCTGACCGTTTTCTCCAGCAATAATAGCACTATCTTCTATTCCTAATGCTTTTTCTCCATTATGTAAAAAGAAATCAACTGCTGCTATACCGTGATGTAATGCTGCCGTATCTCCTATTTTTAGATTAGGAAACAATAATGGAGGAACTACATTACCCCACCATTCTTCTCTTGCAAAATATACAACTAATTGGACTGCTTTTCCATCAGCAATTATTGATGCAATTTTATCTATATTTATTGGGACAAAAGCGTAACCTCCTGCGCGATACTTCTCAGCATCTGCCTTCATTTTATCTGTTAAAGTATAAGGTGTATTTATTTGCGTTTCATTTAGATTCTGTGAAGGTAAATCAGCTTCCATACAGACAACTGGTTTGCACATAATTGAAAGACAATCCTGTTGATACATTCCTCCATCTTTATTTACTCTTGCTTGATACAAAGGAGTTGCTGACATTTCATTATAAACCCCTTCTTCAACGACATTTTCGTTACCTAAAAGTTTTGCTCCTGATTGAGCCATGCAAGAAGAACTCCCATCTTGATTTCTTTTTGACAAGAATTTAATCTCAGATGTTGTTTTTTCTTTCCAAGTAAAAGGAACTGCTCTCGCTGTTTCTTCATATTGCCAGTCCTTAGATTTTTCTTGAACTGATCTAGGATCTGGTCTAACTCCTAAAAAATTATTTTCCATTTTTATTTTTTTATTAAAATATCTAATTTTGCATCTATACCTCCCAACTTACATGCCGTCTCTCTTTCATATATAGACTGGCTTTGAATATGTCCTCTTAAATCAGATTTTACTTCTTGTATATCGTTCTGCATAATCTTAACGACACCGTCTTTCATATCCTGAAAACGGGTATCAAATTTATCCGTTATACCTTTGAATTTTTCATCAAATACAGCATCATTTATTTCTGATACTTCTTGAGGCTTTTTTAAGGAATTCATTGCCGCGAAGATCATTGAGATGATTCCGAGCCCTCCTCCTATCATTGAAATTATTTCTAATATACTCATATGTTTATTATTATACCTTAGTACTATTAATTAGTAAACTAAAATGAACTGTTTAATCATAACTGATGTCCCTGGGTTCGTTACCCATGTAGGAGTGACCCAGTTAAATTCAATATAATCACCTTCAGTTACGGCTATGCTAAGCCCTGTTACTTTAAAAGAAGCAGCATTGACATCGTTGTGAAATGTATTCAATATAACATTATTACCTCCAGCATTAACTTTAAGATTTATTGTTGATGCTTCATTCGTAGGTCGTGTCCCTGAATAATAATTATCAAAAATAATGGTTCTTATCGTTCCTGTCTTCAACATTCTATATCTATAAAAACCAGCGCTTGTGCCTACAGTAAAACCATTTGATCCAAAATAATAAGTAGTCGCATCAGCAGGTGTAGCAATAGTACTATAACCTTGGTAAACCTGAGTAGCTGGTCCTGTTGGTGGGTTTGTATATTCTATATCTGTAAACCATCCTTTTGTAACCCTATTTGTCGTATCTCCAATATCTCCATCAATTCTTACTTCTCCATCATCAACCCATACAGCAAAATTATCTGTTCCTCCAACCATTGCATTTTCAATATAAAGAGTAGAAGTATTTGTGACAGTTGCTGCTCCATTAGTTACAGTTTGAGGTTTAATCGCTGCTGTTGCAATCATAGGGTGTGTTCCAGAACTTGCTTCAGTAATTGTTCCTGATCCTATTAAGAATTTAGAATAAGAATAATTTGCAGCAAGTGTTCCAACTGTTCCAGCATTAACTCCTAAAGAATAACTTGTATTAGATGCTCCGTTTAATTGCATTCCAGCGGCTGCACTTGTATAAGTTCCAGTTGAAGAACCGACATTAACTGCATAAGGAATATTCATGTAGCTAGAACCATTTATAATTCCAGATGAAGTTATCGTTAAAAGAGATCCAGAATTTGTTGGATAAGCTCCTTTTTGGAGTCTAATTCCTTCTCCAGATCCTGTTTCAATGTTAACCCATGTATACCAGTTATATGCAGCATTGGCTGGCATTAATTCTAAAGCCCCAGAATTCGTATTATCTCCTCCTATCTTTAAAAATCCTCCTTGAAGTGTTGGATTACCTGTAAAAGCAGCAGATTCTAATGGTGCATAACCTGACACATCTGGGATATCACTTGTCACAGCTATAGTTCCATCTTTATCTGGTATAGTTAAAGATCTGGCTAATGAAAGTCCAGAGGAATCTAAAATCACTCCATAATCACCAGCTACACTACCGATAAGAAGTTGGCCTACCCCTACTCCAGATAATTCAACATCATCTAATGTTACAGTTGCTCCACCACTCATTATTATATTATTACCACTCATATCTAAATCATTTACAGAACCAGTATAAGGAACATACAAATCTAAATCAGAAGTTAAAGCAATAGTTCCTGTTTTATTAGGAAATGTAAATATTTGATTAGAACTTACTTGAGAAATATCTAAAGTAGCATCTCCACCTAAAGGATTCATAAGATAAATATTTCCAATATTATTACTATCATCATATCCAGGTTGTAAATAAATTGAACCTGGAAGACCAGATGATGAGTAACCTCCATATAGCCAGACCTGGCCACCTTGACCAGTAGTTCCATCTCCACCTACAATCTCAATATCTTCTCCAAAACCGTTTGGATTTAATACATCTTCTTGGTTTGCACCAACAATTGACATATTTGTTCCTAATGAACTGATATTTGAACCACCTTCAAATATCAGAGAATTAAGTCCTAAATTAACATTTGAAGTAGCTCCAGTATAAGGAACAAGTGTTGAAAGGTCTGATATCAAAGCAATCGTTCCTCCTGTAGTATTTGGTAATATAAAAGTGTTAATAATGTCAGATTCTACCCCACCAAATAAACTTAAATCAAAATTAGCAACTCTACGATATGGTAAATCATTTAAATATTCAATATCTAAAAATCCTCTATCTGCATTACCCGTTCCTGCCGTTAACCCTCCATTACCCCCTGCAATTACATCAGTCATTGTTATAGCTGGACTTACTACACCAGGTTGACCAACTGTATATGGGACAAAATTAGATATATCTGATGTTAAAGCAAAAGTTCCTGTTCCGTTTGGAAAAGTAAAAGTTTGATCAGAGGATAATAAAGAAATATCAAATAAAGCATTATATTGAAAATCATTTACGGTGTCTACACTTGCTGTTGCTCCACCCATTGTAAGGTTATAAGTTGTTCCAGCAACATATCCAGTTCCACCACTTCCTAAATGACTCGTTAAAATTCCACCGTTTTCATCAACAGTGTCAACCACTATTCCTCCATTATCTCCACCTCCCATAAAACCTGGACCTTCTCCTCCAGTAAAACCTGTTCCTGGGTTAATTATTGTATAAGTAGCAATTTCTCCTAAAATTGTTCTTTGAAAAGTACTTACAGGAACATAACTAGAAAGATTTGAAGTTAAAGCAATTGTTCCCGTAGCGTCAGGAAAATAAAAAATACGAGGAACGGTCAGGTCCCTGATATTAAGTAATGCTCCTTTTGCTCCTGAAATACCATTCCCTATATAATTTACATCAGTAAGAAATACAACGTCACCATATGCTGGAGTGTTATTATTATTACTTCCTATAACAGGAATTGTATAACCACTTCCACTCGCAAGAGGGACTCCTCCGTTAAAAGAAACATAACCTGTTTTATTTACATCTCCTACAAAACCGTGTCCGTTGTCTCCATATGAAAAAAACTCATGATTTTCTATATAAACATCTCCATTTTTCATATCAACTCCACCCGAACTATTAACCACAACTGATTGTTCTGGCGCCGCATCATCATTGGCAAAGACTCTATGCGAAAATGCATGATCTGGTATATTCAATGGATCTGTTCCTGTTGGTAATTGTACTGTCATATTTTAAAATTATAATTGGCCTGGACCAACTGATCTCCCCGCAACTTTGTCATGCACATTTATTTCTAATATAGAAGGATCTTTTTCTTTGACTTCTTCTTTAACGACCTCTTGGGTAGGAACGTTAGTTTTAAATTCAAAAGAAATATCTTTCCCTGGAAGAATATCTTCTCCAGCTATTTGCACTCCGTCTAGATACAACTTACCCTTACTAAAGAGAAGTTTATGTGTTTGTCCATCATTTAAATTATTATTCATTCCTATATTTTATCACAGTCCTAGACATAAAAAAATACCTCATTTCTGAGGTATTTTTAGTATATTACTTGATTTCCTTAGGTTTAACTCCTTTAACTGGAGCATTGTGTCTTGGAACACCTCCTAATGGATACATTCTACCCGCGTTATCAATATGTTGCACTAAGATATTTGTATCTACCAAGAATGGATATTTCATCTTCTGGAATTTAGGCCATCCTGCTTTTACGAAGATATTATCTCTCATAACTCTTTTACAGAAATTAAGATCTGTTGTTCCTCTTGTATAAGCGAATCTAGCACTACCTTCTGTATCTTCAGGTTTGTTGTCAAATCCCATATTACCTTTATTAAAGTTAGGTAATTCGAACACTTTTCTAGTGACTTGTCCACCTATTGTGTATTCTTCACTTTCGTTCCAAATAGCTTTAATTATAGATCCATGGATAAGAGTAAAACCGAAAGGTATTCCATCTGCCCAAACCTTATCTCCTAGTTTGAAGTCTCTAAAAGATCCATTACCTCTTCCTCTATACAAAATAGGTTCTGGAGGTACTGATTTTGTGTAGTAAAGACCAGAAATTATCGGTATTTTAGCTGAAGTCATGTACTCATTTAGTCTCACAAAAGCGTCTTGTGGAATGACATTATCTTGTTCTATTGACAAAAACCACTCAAAATCACCTTCTACGACAGTCTTTGCAATCAAGTTCTCAGCATCTGGGAGTTGATATTCTATCGGTGCATATGTGTTTAACCACTGAATCATCTCTACCTGAGACCAGTTTGTGGGTATAATCTGCCCATATTTGGCCATTACCCACTCAATTCTACACAAACCAGTACTTGGAACAGCTATAAGGATTCTATTCGTCCAGACCCCGTTTTTTGAGTCTGGGTTCTTGTCACATTCATGTCTTATTTGACCCTGAAGTGAATAATCGCTTCTTTGTTTCTTAACAGGGACGTTTTTGGTCAAATTATGACCTAGATTATTGATTTTTTTCATATTATTTAGTTAATTTAGTGTGTTTCTTTAAATCAGACAAATAATCTACATCAACTGCGTGTTCTTTAGTTATTTCTCTTTTTACAAGGACAACTTCAATATTTCCATCAGTATGCCATGTATTAATTTTGATTCTCCAAGGAAGAGGTGAATATACTCTATATAAACCGCCTTTGTAAAAATTATCTTCTGGGTCAAAATATGACCAAGTTTCCTCGTTAATAAAATTAACGTGAGTTGGATCCCTAAACATACCCATTGAAGTAGCATAAGGAGCCCCGATGATAAATTCCCCACCTGGTTTTAGTATTCTCCAAACTTCATTCATAAACTTTATAAAAATTCCATGTGATGGGTTTATGTGTTCGATCACATGAGTTGAAACTGCTGTATTAAATGTTTCTGATGGGATTGCCCATGGGAAAACTTCCAAATCTTGTACTAAATCTACTCCTGGCAATTTTCTGTAATCTATTCCAAACCAATTCTCACCTTGTTTATTTCCACCGCATCCTATGTCAACGTATGACATTTTTCTTTTAGCGATGATCTTTTTCATTTCATCCAATTTTTTCATATTCATATATAAAATTAACTAATAAAATACACCTACTATTAGTAAGTGTACTTTATTGCTTTTCACATGTCAAGCTATCAAAACTAAACGCTTGCGAATCTAATTTGATATGTAGCATTCACGGATTGGTTTGTAGCACATGAAGAAGAAGCGAAGGTATTTCCTGCAAAGAGGGTACCAACGTTTGTTGTTGATGTGTTATATAGACCGATACATGAGATGTTTGCTGTCGTTGTTACGAAGCTAGCTGCAGATGCAAAAGCACCTGTAAATTGAGCTGTACCTGATGCCACAATTGAAGAAGAAACTGCTGCTCTTCCGCTTGTTGAGTGAGTTAATTCACCAATAAGGGCTGTTGCGGCTGCTCCTACTACAGTACCAGTTCCAAGCGCCATGTAAGTGATGCTCTTTCCTGCTCCTGAAGTTAGCCAGTCAACAATGTACTGTCTAATTCCAAGGTCTGTGACTTGGTTTTGTTGCCATCCTGAGTCTCCAACTACACCCTTTCCATCTTCGGTAAGTTGAACTCTGAAAAACCCCTTAACCTTCAAGCCATCTGAATGAGATTTATTTTTTGCCATAATTTTTCTAAAAAGTTCTATTAAAAATACTAATCTAGATTAACATTTTGTCTACAAGTTCGACCTAGTAACCAAAATATTTTATTGAAATATACATATTCATTTTTTAAATTGTTTTTAACATCTATCATTATACAACACATATAAAAAAAAGAAAAGCAAGCCTTTAGACTTGCTTAACTTAAAACATCTAAATTAGTCTCCAAATGGTGGATCATATGTTAAATCTTCTGCCATTGATAGGTTATCTACTGTGTTTATTTCACTATCTGATACTGGTGACGTTACTAGATCCTCCGAGATACTAATTGCATCTACATCTGATATAGGATTAACTGGTAAATTCATAACTACGGCTTCTGAAATAGAAACTGCCTGGACTTGACTATCCGCCTCATCATCTACCATCGCAGTAACAATATTCTCTGTTATTCTTACCTTGTCTGATTCTTTAACGATCATCTCAAAACTTGAATCTGCGTTACCCTCACTCATTACAAAACCCTGAATACCTTTAACTTCAATATAGTCTATAAGCATTAGATCTGGAGCATCTGTAGTTGCATATAAACTCATTGGTGATCCTGGAATCAACTTTACTGGAACTCCTAAATTATATGTATCATTAAATACTGCTTTAAATTGTTTATTTATGAAAAATGTTGCTGTTCCAGCTTCCCATTTGATTCTGAATTCTGTGTCTACATCGGTCCAATCATCATCCCAATCTATAACTGCTGAGGATGCTATTGTTGTCCCATTTGAACATTCTGCCGTTAACACACCGTCTACTATTTGGAATAAAAGATATGCGTTTTTATTGTATTGAATAAAACCGAATCTAGAGTTATCCCCCAAGACTGGTTTTGCTATATTGATACTAAAGACAGCATCACCACGAAGAATATCTCCATAATGAATAATGGCTGCTTTTGTTAATTGTAATTGCCCACCAACGATATCTGCGTCTCCGTAAACTAATCTCCAGGTATCTAGGTCAAAACCTTCTTGGGCTGGATCGTATGTAAAATTAATGTATTGATTTGACATGATTATATCTTAACATAGTCCTATAGTACTTCTAGGTTTGAACTCTGTATTCCTAATACTTCAAAATAATTTAATAATAGAGCACTATTAGCGTTATTAGATAGGTATACGCTCATTGTGTCTCCTGGAATAACAATTGTAGGAACTCCTAGTGAGAAAGTGTTGCTAAATGTGGCCTTTAATTGACCATTAATATAAAAAGAAGCTATTCCTGGTTCCCATTTGATTCTAAATACTGTGTCTACGTTACTCCAATCTGCATCCCAGTCTATTTCCTGTGAATAGACAGTTACACCATCAGAAGATTCTGCTGTCAATACATCATCTACAACCTTAAAAGTAAGATGTGCATCTTTGTTATGTTCCATAAAACCAAATTGTTTTGCATCCCCTGCCGCTGGTGCATCTATTCCTATACTCATTGAAAGATCTCCCCTTAGAAGATCCGCAAAGTGTATAATTTCTGAATTACCTAAACTTAGATGATTTGCAACGACAACAGGAGCGCCTGATAGGGTGCTCCATGTGTTCAAGTCATATCCCTGACGTGTGGGATCGTAATAAAAATTGAAGGTTTGGTTGGACATGTAATATAAAATTAATTGATATACTCTATATTACCATAGTCCTACGAACATCTACTCTTTAGTCTCTTCTTTAACTTCTGACTTTTTAGTTGATGCGTCAGCCTTAGGAGCATCTTTCTCCTTCATATCAGCGGCTAAGCCTAGAATAATATCTTTGAGTATTTTTGGATTTGCTTTAAGAAGTCCAGGCAACATTTTAATTGCTTCACCCTCAATAAGTCTCTTCATTGCTGGTGTAAGTTTAGTAGGTCCAGTTCTTACCTTACCTTCTGCATGACCATACTTAATTTCTTGCATGGTATGAATTGGTTCGATTTCCTGTCTTTCATCTAGGAAAGGATCTACTTCATCTTGTTTAACTTCTAAAAAGTCTGTTCCACAGCTAGGGTGTTTTCTCATCAATTCGACAACTGAGTCTTCTTTGATATCTACAACTCCTCCTTGGAATTTAACATATAATCCAGGAACTGCATGAGTACCGATTGCTCGATTTCCCTCTATTCCTGGTCTCAAAACCACCATGTAGTTTGAGTTCTTGCTAACAAATTTGGTTGACATAATTTTTGTTCATATTTTAATTAATAAACTAACGTCTTTCGGTCCTAATAAGTAGCAGAGGTCATTTCTGCTACCTATAGAACCAAAAGTTCCTACCTGATTTATTCTCTTACAAAAGAGACTTGTAGATAATTTGTAGCGCTATCTGTTAGAGATGTTGTATCCATAACCATAACGATATATTCTCTACCTTCAGACGCTGTCAAAGGACATGTGCTGAATGATAAATCTGTTGCTCCTGCTGTACCTGTAGAATCTACTGATGTTGCAGCCCAAACTAAGGTTGTTGAACCGTCGATTGGATTGTATTCATAAATTCTAACTGCACCTGCTTCTGCAGCAGATACATTTGCGTTGTAAACAAAATCAACTAATGAAACTCTGTGTCCGTTAATAGCTTTTCTTGATACGACATTTCTGTCATAAGCAACTCTGTAAGCTAAGAATTTAGTTGTACTTGTGTCGATAAGGGCATCGTAAACTAATTCACCTTCTACAGATGATGCTACTAAACCAGCACTAACAATGATGTTTGAAGCCGTTGTTATTGTTGATGGTAGTGCATCCATGATTCTTGCTGTAAAGCCTCCCAATGCTGCACCTGCACCTGCATCTCCTTTACCTGCATTGATAGCAGCTGCCAAAAGAGCGAGTGTTGAAAATGTTGCGAATGTGAAAACTGTTGCACCAAAAGATGTTGTAAGTGTCATCGATGTAGCTGTAATAACAGAGATAACTGGAGCTGATGTAGAAGCACCACTATAGGTAATTCTAAGAGCTACTGGTTGATCATCTAATACTCTTGCTACTTTTGATTCTCTTAACAAATATCTTGATTTTAATCCTTCCATGCTTGCCATAATAATTTTTTTTAATCGGTCCCTAACCTTGGACCTAATAGGGAGCGGCTCGAAACCGCCCATGCTCCTGATTTTAATTCCCAGGAGCATGAAGGAATCTTAAACGTAATTTTAACTTAACTTAAACTAGGATGTAACACCAAGAAGCAATGCGTGCTTAGGTGATTGTTCTCTTTGAAGTCCGCACTCAGTGATATATTGATCTACTTCTCCATCTGCATCTGGTGCTTGGATGTTAGTTTGTAGAGATGTATCTCTGTTGTTCATGAATCTGTAAGCAAAAGCGTCCATATCCATCATAAATGCGTAACCTGCGTAATCCTGTACGAACAATGGGTTGTGTACAATGTTTACTGTACCGAATGCTGTGACCCATGTTGAAATCTTCATACCATAAGTTGTCTCAACTGGTTTACATAGGATTTGTCCTCTTGCAATTTCGTTGATAGCTTGTAGCACGATACCTCCAGCGAAGATCAATTTTGTATCATTACCGTAAGTAAAACCTTCTCTCAAGAATGTGTTCATATCTGGAGCTGTCAATGGACCGCCTTGATTTTGAACATATGAATTACCTGCGCTAATAAACTCATGAACTCCTCCAGTTGATCTCCTTGGATGACCGTAAACTCCTGTGTCTGCGAACTTTTGACCCCACCAGAATGCTCTTTCAATGTCCAAAGCGTGTTCTGTACCTTTCTTTGCTCTCTGATAAGGAAGATCTTTACCTCCGTAAAGGTTAGCTTCTTTCTCTGTATTTGAGAGTGCAATTGTGGTTTTGAAAATCTGTGTGTAGTTTGTCTGAGGTGCAGTTTGGGTTGAGTTAACATTTCTTGCGCCTGAGTTTTCCTCGTTGACGTTACCAATGATAAACAATCCATCTCCATCTTTAATAACAGCTGCAGCTGTTGAACCGAAGCCTCTAGCTGCTGCTACTATGATGTTTGTTGCGACCGTAACAGCTCCAACAGTAAAACATTCACCAGTTCTTGCATTCTTTACAACGTCTCCGAGTGTAAATATTGCAGCTGAACTTGATCCTGCTCCTGTAACTGTAACGTTCTGGTTTGCAGCTGCAGTTACGTCAGCACCTTGTGCTCTTGCGTATCTACCTCCGTAAACATCTTCAAACCATTTGAACTCAGGGTTACCTGTAGCTCTCTTCATCATACCTGATCCTTTCCATGCTTTTCCATCCCATACTTTTCCTACGTTTGTAAGAAGAGTTACTAGAGGGTGCTTGTTTGGTTCAAGTAAGAATATTTTGTCAACCGCATCAACGATAAGTCTTTGTTCAGTATTAGCAGTTGTGGTTGTTCTTTGGTAACCAGTTGCTGCTGTATTGATAACTTGACCTGTTTGGTGAGTTGGCTCTGTGTAATAAGGATATGCCATAATAATTTTCTAAATAACTAATAATTTCTAATAAAGTTTATAAATTTGCGTGTTAAAAACAATTTATTCTAACTTTAAATAACGCTAATTTTAGAAGATATTAGGATTAGATTTCGATGCTATGAGTGTATCAACAACGTTTTCATCGCCTCTAAGATGAGTGACACTTCCTGTTGGACTTCCGCCCATATTAAGTGCTCCGTTCTTTTCAGCTTCCGCTTTGTCAATATCTGCTTGCTTTTTAGCTTCCCTTTCAGAAAGTTCTCCTTTGACTGCATAATATGCGACTGCAATGTCGGTCACATCATGTTCATCAAGCCATTTATCGATTTCTGACGCGTACGTCGAGAAATCTGGTGTTCTGGCAATGAAGTCATTAACACTTGATTCAAAAGCATTTAGTTCATCACGTTCCTTAAATTTTGCTTCAAGTTCGCTTTTGATCTCTTTTGCTTTATCTTCAACGAGTTTACTGACATCCTCTGGTGAAGCATTTTCATAAGCTTTCTTACCTAACTCCTTCTTAACTTCTTCGTTAGCCTTACTAACGATTTGTGCATCTCCGATTGTAACCTTACCTTCCATTGCGGCCTTAGCCAAATCTCCAGTAACTTTACCATCTATGATGGCTTGCACGATTTCAGGACTCTTATCTAGTTTATCCAGTAATGGAGCGATGTCAGAAAAGAATTTTCTGAACTCACCTAACTCCTGTCCTTGTCGTCCCGCAAGACTTTCTAACTCTGCGTGTTGCTTAGGATCTATCTTAACTTCCTCTGCTACTACTTGTGTCTGCCCACCTCCAACATTATTTGGATTTGGAACACTACCTGCTATAGGGCTACCCGCGGTTGCGGACCCATCAAATGCGTTGTTTGCCATATTTTTATTCATAATTAATTAATAAACCGACTGAGCTCAAACGATTTAACGTCTATTTCTTTTTATCAAATTTCTTTGATGAAAGTTTTTTTGCGATATCTAACAAGTTTATCCCTTCCTTTATTTGAGGCTCCTTCTTAAGCTTAAGAAGAGCTTCAGAAATGGATGGACTTATTAAATTCTCGGGCGTTTTTTCCATAGTTTTATTCATAATAATAATATTATACTACCTATTAACGAAATTGCCAATAGCTGTCGAAACTTTACCCCCACTTGCTTCTCCAGTACTCTCTGTACCTTCAGCTACATCAACTGCCTTTTTCTTCTTTTTAAGTTTATTGACAACTGATTTAGTTTCTTCAGTACTTCTATCTGGACCTATACTGGAATAAGGTTTCTTGCCTGTAATGTCTGATTGATCAAACATTTCTGACTTACCTTTATCTTCTTGATTTGCCATGTTATTTGTTTAAGTGTTTTTTAATAATGACCTTTAATTCTCCTCGTTTCTTACCTCTTTTTTCCATCTTCTCAAGATCTGTATAATAACTTGGTACTTCGTTTATATGTATCAATGCTATTTTACCTGTCTTTACTGGATCATCATCAGTAACGTTTGTATTTAAACCTTTCTTTCTTGCTTCTTCTTTACCGTGTTCTAATTCAACTTTTAATCCTTTTCTAAATTGTTCAAGTCCTTTACTACTCAACCTTGATCCTAGTTTATCTATGATATTTTTTGCTTCTGTTGTAGAAAAGTTCTTTTTCATGTTCTTATTTCTTTAGATTTGGATATTTTTTTGAAATTTCTTTCTCTTCCTCAGCTTCACCTTTTTTAAATGATGGAGATTCTTTTGATTCATGAGCTTTTGACTCTTTACCTGAAAAATCTGTTGCTGATTTTATAGCTTTTTTAACTATACTTTTTTTATCTTTTGCCATGTTGTTTTTTTAAATATTTTTTAATAATTTTCTTCTTCTCAATACCGACCTTTAAACGACCTTCCTTTGCTGATTGTGCCGTATCTGTTGGTCCAGAATAATTTGGTTGATTTGTATCCATATTAGTAAGCGGGTAATTTAACTTTCTTAATTGACTTTTTAATTATTGAAATCTTTGTTACTTTAGGAATCTTAATTTTTGTCATTTTAGCAAAATTGGGAGTACTTGTACTAGCTCCTTTAGGAACTTTTGTTTTTGACAATGAAAAAGATGAATTTTTAGGAAGTTTAATTTTACCCATGAGTTTAGAACTTATTCTTGGTAAGTCTTTTGACTGAACTTTTATTGATGTTGGGTTTGAAATTGACATTTTTATGCTTTGTGAAATCTACTCAATGTTTTAGCCAAAATAGCTCTTTTTTTTGTCTTAGGGTTGTCGCTTTTTGCTGCTGCATTAAGTTTACTTGCTGGAATTTTCTTTCCTGATGGAACACCTAGCATCTTATGTAGACTTCCTGGGTTTTTTATTGCGTTTTGTATCCAATTTGCCATATATCTTTTATTATAACACACTTCTAATAAAACTACACAATCCCGTACCCTCCTCCATTGTCTTCCTTCTCTTTTTCCTCCTTATACTTAGGATTCTCTTGCTTCTTTGACTCAAATTTAAGAGAAAGAACAGCATCTTGTAAATCAAGGACTCCTGTTATAACACCTTGATACTGTGATATTTTAGAAGGTTCCTTTACAGGATCAATAACAAGGAAAGAATTTTGTATAACCGCTATTCTCTCTTGATTATATTTAAGGATTGCGAACCACATAGGTGTTCCTTCCAATTCCTTTAACAAATTATTCATCTCAGAGTTAGTCATATCTCTTATCGCATCTCTAACCTCCTTAGTAAAATAATTCTTGATTTCATTAGTATTTTTATTCATATTTTTATATTTAATTTAATAATTATTTATCTGACGCCCAATTCTTGTTCTTTGTAAACTTTCTTTGGGCTTCTTTATAAGCGGCCGTGCTACTGAATTGGTTTCTTGTAGGCATCTTCAATGTTTCTGGAGCTTCTTTCTGCAATGTTTCTCTAAGTCTTGGTGTTGTTGGACCAGCCTCTGGAGTTGGTGTAAAAGGAATTACTTTTTTAACTGCTTTTTGTACAGATAATTTTGCTGGAGATTTTCCGAGTTCTTTTGCTTCTTTGGCAGCTCCTGCGACTCCTCCTAACAAACCTCTAACTCCTGCATTTAAATAAGAACCTGGATCTCTAAAACCTAAATTCTTTTGATCAGCGGCCATCGTTGACTTGAATGTATCTACAGCGCCTTTGGCTCCTGCACCTACAACTTTACCTGCATTTTTTATTGCTCCTGTTATTCCTGCAGCGGTATTCTTAATACCGTCCATAGGACCACCTTTACCACATGCTTTCTTTAATATTTGTTTCTTGTTCATGCTATTAATTTTTAATTTTCTTATAAGCGAGTGGAATCGACTTTCTAAACCACTCTTGTTGTTGTATCGGATTCAATTGAGAAACTGGTTTTGGCATTGCATCTAGTTTACTAAATTTAGTTCCTATCGGTACATTTGTTGCTGGAACTTTTTTAATCTTTAGTTTTAAATCATCTAATCCAGAGGGAACTTCCTTCTTGACGGCCTTTTTTAATAATGTTTTTTTATCCATATTATTTTTTTCCTAAAGAATTTGTTTCCGACCTTGGGATTGCTGAAGTTGTTGGCGGTTCTCCTCTCATCTTAAGCAAATCTATTGGAGCATTTGCTTGTTTGTACGGTGAGTTCGGCATTCCTCCTTTACCCATGCATTTCTTAATTATTTTCTTCTTCTTATTCATATTATTTTTTCTTTTTCTGAATGCTTGATGCTTGATTTACCAAAGCACTTTCAGGATTACTATTAATACTATGAACGCTTGTGTTTGTATTTACCTTACCAGTTCTATTTGCCCCTCTTGAGTTTGTAGTAGGTAATGGAATTCTTGATGCTGTTGGTGGCATTCCTCCAGCGTTTAACAAGTTAATTGGAGAAGAAGCCTGTGCCATCGGTGCTGGCGCACTTGCACCTCCTCTTAACATAGCGAGTGCGTTCTGTGCAACGTCTGATGGAATATTTTTTGTTCCTCCCATTGGAGAAGGTACTTCGGGAACTCCTCCTGCCATTGTTGCCATTGGGTCAGATTCAGGTAATGGTTGTCCATCAGGACCTGCTGGCACTGGTTGCCCGTCTGGACCTACAGGTTGTCCATCAGGACCCATTGTAGGAGCAGCATCTTCGCTCTTAGCGACTGAATCAATTGACCAATTCCAATCTGTAAGTATTTTTTGTGTAAGTTTTTGTGGATCAACGAATGGAAGGTTAATAAGAAGTTGAAATAGATCCATATCTTGTTTCTTTTTAATATCTTGTTGTCCAGCAATTGATGGAAGTACTGACGCTTTGTAATCAAACAAACCGCAAAGATCATCTTTTTGTATAATAGGAAACATTTCTTTTCCATCATCTCCGATAATTCTAATTGTCATATCTTTAGTAAAGAATTGTCTTTCCATATCCATCCAATATCTCATCAAATCTGAGAATCCATTACCTAAGTGGTTAACGAATAATCTAACACGTTCAAGAGTTGATTCTCTAAGGTGTCTAACTTCAGTTGCTGAGTTTGCTCCTCCTCCTGCGCCCATAGAAAAGTCGTCAACACCTGATGCGTATCTCATATCTGCCTTTAACAAGTCTTCTTCCTTGTAAGCAGAAGCTTTTATGTCGCTAAATTGGACTTCTCTGACTCCATTTGGGTCAACTGAGTAAATAATACCGAAAGGACGAGTAACAAGTTCCTCTTTATTGATATTTGCAAGTGGATTTACGATCCACATCTTGTGAATTGACAAAGTAGCAGCATCTAACCTCTGATTTTTGATCATATTCATCATAATTTGAGGATTTTCAAGGATCATTGGAAGACCGTAGCCTTCATATTCACCTGGAACCTTCAAATAAGGGAAATCTATGTAAGTTGCCTCCTTAAAATCGTAAGGAATTGGTTGCCATCCTCCTTTTAGGATAGGACACCATCCTCCACCTACGTGAACTGAGTAACAATCAGCAAAAGGTTGTGTCCATTCGAAAACTTCATACATTTGTAACTCTGGATCACCGAAAGTATTATATTTATCACTACCCCATCCATAAGCAGGGCCGTTAAATGTGTTTACACCCTTAACTGTGAGGTCTTGATTCTGTTTTACTTGGATTCTTATTGAAGCATAGTCTTGTAAATCACCTCCTGGGTTATTTAAAGCCAATGCAAGTCTCTCTGGATCTGCACTTGGGTACTTCCTGACGATTTCTGGAGCTGTTAATACAAGTCTTCTAAGCCAATATTGCTTGGATTGCCTTTCTGTGTTGTGCCAATCGTAGAAAAGAGAGTAGTTATCTACCCATTCTGCACTTGGAGCATCATAAAAAGTCTTTGATTCCTCTTTCCATACATACTTTTTCTTCAAAAGATCTTGTGTTTTAAGAAATTTTTGTTTTCTAACATCCTTTTTCCAATAAGCCTGAAGATATCCCATCCCGTAAATGAGTGAAGAACGAACTACATCCTCTGTGGTCTTGTCCATTTTTGAAATTTCCCATATATAATCACCTAATTGTTGTTGTTTTTCAGCCTTTAATTGGTCATCTGCGGTTCTCCCCTGAACACTGAAGTCAGGTCTAGCATCAAGAACACGAGGCATAAGAGTTTCTACTACAGCTTGTACGTAAGGAACGAATATGTTTGATTGCCAAGACTTAATTTGGAGTTGCCTATCACCGTTATAAGCAATGTATAGTTTATATGATCTATCTAAACGAGGTTTAATAACACGCAAGAAATATTCACGTGAATCCTGCATCTGTAACATGAATTTAGACTGAAAATTGACCTCCTCTGGCCCATAGTCAGATGGCGTATATGTGTTAAAACGGGTGTATTTATTTAAAATGATTGACATATTATTGTTATAATATCATAGTCCTACTTAATAACCAACGGAGGGCAAATGATTAGCGTAATTAATCTGATCCATCTTCTTATCAGAGATGACTTTAAAACCTTGTAAAGCAATCGCAGTGGCAAAGATACAGTCATCGTGATAAGAATCCATAGCCACCATATTGTTAGCATCATTAAAAATAAACACCGTCATTTCATCAACTGTTTCCTTACTATGTAACGTAATATTGTCCTCACGCGTCATCTGTTCGAATTCATCGATTAAAATTGGTCTTGTTAATTTTGTTGTTTTCCAACCTAACTTATCAGACCATGGGTTACCGATTGTGTCAAAACGTGCAGGTCTAAAATATAAAGATGGGTATAACAATTGTTTAAGAATATTAAGAACAACGTTACCGTGAGCTTCAGCTTCAACAACCATCAATGCATTATTATATTTTCTTCCCCACTTATCCAAAACTTTTGCAAATTTATCTGGTGCTATATGACCTCTCCACATAGCAACTTCTTCTCCAGTCATTCTGTCTAAAATAGTTGCAACTGCATAGTCTCCTCCTGATACACCTTCAGAACAGTCTGCTCCTAATACATAAAAATGTCCTTTCTCTGCAGGTCTGTAAATTCTAAAACCTTCTTCTTCTCTGACCATATGTTCTGATCCATCTTCCATCTTAACTTTATCTCCTACCTTCCAAACTCTACTTCTTTGTAATGCAATTGTTTCTTGTGTAAAAACAGATCTACCTGAAATAAGAAATTCCAAAGCATAGTTGTTGTTGAACTGACGAGGGTTATTCATTCTTCTTCTAATCGTTTCAATTTCTTGCTCTGTATAATTCCACCACCAACCATATTCTTTTTTAATATAATCGTTTTCAGAAACCCACATTCTATGGAAGTAATCTCCCACAGCTCCAGGTGATGACTCAATAACAATCTTTCCATTAACTGGAACAGAAGCTTCAAGAGTAACAAGTTTTTCTTCTGCTTTATCCCAGAAAGGCACCTCAGTTAAAAGTGCATAATTGATTGTGTATCCTCTTCCTACGTTTTCTGTAGAAGGAAGAACAAGAATTTTTGAGTCTGCCTTAGGGAATGAAATTTCAAACTTAGAGTTGTAATGGATCGTAGGTCTAATTGCATCAGGAGTTGTTCTATAAAATGTTTTAATTTTATCTAGAAGTTCAGCAGTAAGGTCGTTGTTGTATCCAACAATTGCTGTTGTAACTCCAGGGGTTGTAATTGTTTTATGATAAAAGAATCCAGTAACCGCAGTACTAAAACCAATCTGTCTAGCCTTCATAATAATAATACGATTGTTTCTTTGTATAACATTAAAAATATCCAACTGCGCAGGTTTAAGAATAAAGGGCTCTAACCCCTTACCTTCTTTTCCTTTAATCTTACAAAAATTTTCTAAGTAAAATCTTGGATCTGCTAATTTTTCAACGGGGTTACTCATAAAGTCCTTTTGTTTCTTTATTTGCTTTCTCTTTTGCCAACCTAATATGTTCTGGCATCTCAGGTTCTACAACTTCATATTCAGCAATTTTAATCTTGTCTGGTTCCTTACCTTCAGTGGTGCTAGTTAATTTCAATAGAGTTTCTTCCCATCCTCCTCCTCCTATTGCCGTCTCTTCATACTTATCCAAACCAATAGATTTTAAAATCATATTAAGACCCGCCAATCTATCTGCTGATTTATCTGCATTATCTATCTCAGATTTAATTCCCTTAACGACGTACTCAAAAGTAATACCCTCTTTCGCTAAAGCGTTGTGATATTCTTTTCTCATCGCAATTTTATCAAGTGTTCTATAAACCTCAGCTACTGTTTTTACACCAATAAGTTCCTTAAGTTTTTTAGGATCTTGAGTAATATGCAAAGCTTTAAGCAACATAATTTGTTGTGTTGTGTTCTGAGCATTATAGGCATATTTACCTTGTACAAAAATTACTGGTTTATCTTTCATGTTTTTTCTTTCTATTATTAACTCTCAATGGCTTATCTGTATCTCTAACATAAAATGGAACGTCTCTATCCATGTTGTGTCTAATCTGATATTTGTCTCTGCCTAATTCATCATTGATTGAGTAAACATAATTTATTACGTAATCTAAAAACACGGCGAAAGTCATCTTTTTTTTGTCTGCTTCTTTAAGTAAATCTACACGATCTTCAAGCTGTGAAACTACAATTAAATAATCCATTGTAATATTCTTAAATGGAAACTTATAGTAATTAGGATTGGTAAAAGGATTGCCGTCCATGAATCCTGGGAAGAGTTCATCAAAATATGATTCTATTTTTGAAAAGAATTTAGATTTTGTAATAATCTGTATATCTTTTCCTATATTTCTTCTAACTAATTTTGTAAAAGCCAACCCTGTAAGAAGAGAATTCTTATACATAGGAAGAGTTGTTTTGCTTCCATAATAAGTAAACTTCCTTCTAAGCCAAGAAAGTTTAACTGTATAATTAAAAAGATTTAAATATGCTTCATCTAAAAAGTCATGAAAAAGAGAAATATAACTATTGATTGTCATGTCTTCAATAGTGATAGCAGCTAAATTTAGTTTAGTTCTACTTGATTTTCTATCTATAGAAAATACTTTCTCATATACTTGGGGTAGGTGTTTCATTAGGATTTATATTCATATTATTTGTAGGCACTGCATCTGCACTAGGTTCTGCAACTGGTGCACCAGCTGTGTCTGATGGTTGTGGTTGTTGAGAATCATCAGCCATGATCATATTTAAAATCTGTACAACTTCTTTATATACATCAGGTTGAGTCTGTTGTAATTTTGCTAAGAAGGTTTTAACTTGATCTGGATTTGTAGGATCTATTCCATTCTTTTGGAAGAAATCATAAACCTCAGAAAAAAGTTGACTCTTACTTTCTTGAGAAATTTTATTAACGTCAAACATACTTGTATCAAGTTCTTGTTTCTTCGCTTGAATTTTATCCATCATTGCTTTTAGATTTCCTTTCATTTCGTCCTGAGATAATTCAGGTTGAACTGAAGTTGGATCTGCTGGTGAATCAGGTACTGGTGGATTCATCGAAGGATTCTCACTTATTGGTGGAATTCCTGCAGGTGATTGTGGTTCTTGTGGTGTAATCATTTCTTTTTTCTATTAATTAATAATCTTTATGTAAGTATACCATGACATATAATATCTTGGCAACCTTATTTTTTTGTGCTCAAATCTTTTGTTGAAATATTTGTTGTGTCTAGGGTATAAAGTGGAATACCTGTTCTTCCTGCTAATGATCTTAAGGTCTTTCTAACAGCATCTTCTTTAGTCATTGCACCGATAGAACTTCTTCCTTCTGCAGCGTTAGCCACACTTCTTGCTCCATAGCTTGGTATCAAGTTAATAATATCAGGAGACACATTTGCCATACCTAATGGAAGACCAGCGTAACTTGCTACTCCTGGGACAACAGCTTCGCCTAATGTTCTTCCTGCATATAACAATTTTGTTAAAGCACTAGCATCAATAAGATTTCCTTTCTCATCATAAGTAGGATAAAGAGGTTGACCGAATTGTCCTTGTGGAGCTTCTCCTGTACCCGAAAGAATCCATGGTTGGATCCAATAATCTTTTAATACCTGACCTACTGGTGTTTGGAACAGTGGAATATTATCAGACATCTTCAAAAGATTTCCCTGTGGGGTATCAGAGTAACTCTTTTCTGATGGATTAAACATGTTCATTCCGTAAATAGGAATCATGTTTTTAACGTCAGTATTCCACATACCCATAATCTTAACCACAGTTGGTGAATCTAGATATTGATTATATTTATTTTGCATCGCAATCTTCTCTTCTGGTGATCTCGTTCCTGTGATTTCATTCAACATAAAACCGATCTTATTGAAAGATGAAAGATTATTTATTGCTGTCTTCGCACTCTTTATAGCCATAGCATATTGGAAAGAATAAAAGTTACTTCCAGCAATAGGAAGAGCTCTCATTATCTTTACAAAGTCAGGCATAGCAGCATAGTTCATATAAGTTTCCATAGCCACCTCTGACGCTTTTAGCGGTTTAAGTCTATATAGTTTTTGTCCGTTTTTAATTATAGGTTCCAATATATCTTCTGGTGAGAATGGAACAGTTCTACTAAGTGTTATAAGTTGTTGTTCTGTCAATCCTATTCTAGACATATAATCTACTGATCCAACTTTGAAAGTTTGGTCAATATGTTCATACCATTTAGGCATAGAGTTGATTACTTTATCTGCTACAAAATACATAGGATTGTTTGGATGTGCCTTTGCATTTTCAGCAATGATTGATTTTGTCTTATCAAAAAGATTTGCATTTAATTCTTCTGTTGTAAATGTTCCTCCTCTCTCTGCTTCTGTAAGAGTTCCTTCTTTCAATTTCTTCATTACTGATTCAGATGCAGTAGGGAAAGCTCCCATCTTTTCTTGCATTGCCTTCTTCTCAATTTTTGACATACCTGCCTCTGCCTCTGCTCCTTTCTCAACCCTTCCTTTTAGAGATGAGATATTACCTTCTTTCGCCATGATCTTAGCAACCTCTTCTTCAGAAGCCATTGCTTCCTCAAAAGCTTTTTGCATATAGTCTCTTACGTCAACCATTTTAGTTGGAATAACGCCAGCGATTTTATCTTCAACAGAAATCTTTCCTACAATTTCTGATGGATCAAAGCCGAACAACTGTCTGAATCTTGTAGGATTTTCATCTGCCATAGTTATCAAAAGATTTGTATCGTTAAAGAACATTTCTTTGATACCTGTGATTCCTAATTTTCCACTCAATAGTTTTTTTGCATTCATCAAAGAGTTCATATATTCAGGTTCCCAAACTGGAAGTCCCATCATCGCGCCCATGAAAAAGTTACCTACGTTTGCGACTACGTGAGATCCAACGTTATAAGGAACCTTCATTGCTTTAAACAAAGATGTAAATTTTTCCAATCCAGTTAAAGCACCTTCAAAGGGTTTCCATTGTCCTGGATTTATATTAGCAATCTTACCAGCAACTCCATTGATTGTGTTCCAAGTTTTTATAGTTTCATCAGCTCCTTCTTGCACTGCCTTTTCTATATTGGCAGGTTCCATTCCTAATTTACCTTTTACAAAATTAGCAATATCACTAAAGGTTGTTGCCTTTGCTTTATCAATTACATCGTCATACCACTGTACTCCAGTCTTTCCTGGTTCGACTCTCTGATAAACCTTAGCCAAATGATCAAGATTAACCTGATCCATTGCAGTTCCTAGAAGTGATTTAGCATTTTCTATGGTGTTTGCCACCTTTATCTGTCCATGTAACTCAGGAATTATTGCTCCTGTTACCTGATCTCGTATTAAAATATTACCTGCTGTATCTGCCTTATCAACGACAGTGTCTGCTATTCTTTTTGTAAGACTATCAATATTAACCGTAGCATCCTTTGCTAAAGCTTCGTTTATATCTAAAAAGTTCAATCCTTCGGTGGCATGAGTCAATTTAAGGCCTGTATCCTTACCTAAATTGGTGATTTGGTCCTTTAAATCAGCGATTCTAGCTGCATCTGAGGGTGAATACTTGAAAAACTTGACAATATCTTCTCCAGATGGCATTGCTTTACCTAAAATACTAACGGAAGGTACCTTGTTTACTAAATCTTCCACTGTTTTTCCTATAATTCCAGTAGGTTGACCGAACATTCCCTTGTTTATCTTGCTATAAACGTCAGTTCCCATCAAAGTATCGTACTTTTCAGCTCCTGCAATAGCCTTTTCACCTAGTTTTGAGGCCGTTTCAGTGACTCCAGTACCTGTTTTTTGTAGTAAATTACGCCATTTATCGCCTAAAGTAAGCCCTTCTTGACCTGCTTCTCTTGCCATTTCCTCTGTAACAGGTGTTAATTTAGACCATGTTTTGACCATAGGAATCATATTTAGAGCCGATGTTGCCTTCTGGGCGAGGTTAGAAGTGAGTCCTGTAACTCCTGTATCAACTGCTTTGCCTATATCAAAACCAGTAATAGCAGCTTTTGTACCAGCTTCAACAGCGCCTCTTTCAATTCCACCCTTAATTAGACCCATTCCTACACGAGGAACAAGCGCGGATGTTCCCATTGTTAGCCAGTTAACAGGATCCAATGCGATATCAAGAGCAAATCCTAGAGGAGCAGATATTAATCTATTCGTAACTCCTTCTTGATTTAGAACATTACCGAAAGTAAGCCCCGTCTTCATGGCTTCATTTACGTTACTTGCAAGGGTTGGAGAAGTTCCTTTACCTAATGCGTATTGTGCTGTACCAGCGATTGCATTAAGAGGTTTCTGTATAGCTTTCAATCCACTCATCCACCAAGAATCTTTAGGTGCTGAAACTGCAGTTGTGTCTCCAGATGTTTGATCCGCTTTTCCATACCAAGTATTGCGAAGGTTTGTGCTCTTCGCATCTTCTATTTGTTTCTTAACTGAGGCAAGTTGAATCGCCAAGTTTGCATCTTTGTAAGTAGGAACTGTATTCGGTGTATACGCAGTATTAGACCCCTGTAGTTGAGAGGTTATAGAACTCGCTTTATTTTGTAAGGCTTCTAAAGGTGTGGCCATATTAAGTTATTCTATCACAGTCCTAGCTCTTGAAAAAATTTCTTGACTTTATAATCGGGAGAAAATTTTATCGTTGGTTTAGCAGGAAGCATTCCAGGTTTTCCTGTAACACTTACAAAATTTCTAGCCTTATGAATCTTTAAATTAAATTCTCCCCAGTCAGGAAGTTTAATTGTATGCTTTCCTCTTAATTCTCTGGAGATAGTTTTGATCATTCCATAATAAACATTACGAGCAATCGAAACATCTATGATACCAGAGTGAGTTGCAACAAGTTTAAAAAATTCTTCTGGGTCTATGCTCTTCATTTTATTTTAAAGCGGCTTCAACATCTCCTTCATTAAAGCCTTTAAGGATCTTCTTACCAATCACTATAACTGGAACTCCCATCTGTTCGCTAATCTCTATCATCTTCTTTCTTGCTACAAGATCTTTTTGAACATCGATCGATTCATATTTCAAACCTTTCGAATTAAAATAATCTTTGGCAACCTGACAGTAATGACACGTAGGTGTCGAATATATTGTTATTTTTTTCATGTTATTTTTTTGCATCTATCCACATCATCTCTGTTAAGATTACTGTGCCTGGCGCGTAATTTGCTACGCCTTTATAAGCTTTCTGTGGCATCATCTCAGGACTGTTTGTTAGATCGGAAGAGCGTC